GTGTTCTGCCATACTGCCGCCGTGTCCGGTCGTCGTCTGGATCAGCGCGGTCACGCCGGGGATCACTTTCCGACCAGGTAGAGGCTCTTCGCTGAGGAAGCCGTCATCGTCAACCCAAAGCCGCGGCCGACAAGCCAGGATGTCGCCGAAGCCCCACACGTCGATCGTGCGACCGTAGGGGATCACCGGCGGCCGCGGCGGGATGCGCCGCTCGACGATACCGACTTGCCATCCCTGCTTGCGTAAGTGTTCGAGTGATCGCTGCATCGGCTTCGAAGGTCCGTGCTTCGGCTTCTTCGGATCGCCGTCGACCGGTGTGAGCTCGAAGTCGTCGCTCATGTGGTTTCAGTCAAAGCCGCCTTCACGTCGAGCAAGCGTGCTTCCTCGAAGACCTTGATTGCGGCTTGTGCTTTTTCCAGTGTCGTGTAGAGATTGACGTAGATGATCTTCTCGTCGTCGTTCAGCGGCCGGATATACATCCGGTCGGTACTCGATCGCATGTACTCTTGCTCGGCGCGGCGATCGCCGAGCTTGACCATTAAGTTTCCATTGCCAATGTTGCGCTTTGTGATCGTGCCGTCGGTGAGCGTGTAACCTTTCGCGCCGTTGCCTTCCATGCGGCAAAACGGGATCGGCTTCCGCTTGACGCGCGAGATCTTTGTTAGCTTCTCGGTGAGCTCCTTCAGTGTTTCGGCTTCGATGCGTTCTTCCTCGAAGAGAGCATAGAACGTGCCAAGCGTGTCGATGCGGATCTCGAAGGTGTGACCATTTACAGCAAGTTCTCTGACCAGCACTCCCATTTTCTTTTCTCCTTGTTTGAGATAAAAACGGAACGGCCGCGGCGAACTCTCCCAAGTCAACCGCGGCCGTACTCATTACCGCTTTTTCGCTCGTGCGAAGGGTACGTGTCCAGCGTCCTTTCTACGCTGAGCTTCAGACTTCGCCGCCCTGCTCCGCGACTTTGCGGTGAGTGAGTCTCGTTGACGTGCGTTCACAAGTTCGCCTTGTTCTTCGCGCCACACATCGGGCAGAAGCGCGGTTTTTGTTGTTCGACGCTGCCGATCATCGTCGATTGAGCGAAGGAACTGGTATTCCTTACGTCCCGGTGCATGGTTGCGAACAGGAGAAGATCCCCACATTCCGAACAGAGGAATAGGGGGACCTTGGCTTCTATGTCGTCGACTCGTGTGAGTGTTTGTGGCATTTTCTGATCAGCTCCTTAGAAGAGATCCAAGATCTTCCCGGCTTTGCGATCGAGCTCGTTGCGCTTGTCCGCGAAGCCGAGAGTTTGAGAGAACCGTGTCAGACCTTGCACGAATCCCCATACCGTTCGGGGATCGCCGTCCTGTTCGGGCTTAACTGCGTCGTACCCTTCTTCGAGAGTCTTGCGGCTGATGTCCAGTGACCGCTTACCGAAGAGCGCGTCCAGGACTTCTTCTTTCGTGTCGGCGATCAGCTTGTTCTTCGAGTACTCGATCTTCCCTTCGATCTCGCTGACCGACTCATTCGCGTATTTGCGAATCGCGGCATAGTAGGCTTCCATCTGAGAGTGGATGTCGCCGACGTGCCGGACTCGGATCTCGACGACATCGGTCGCGCCCCAGATGATATGGTTCCCGCACATTTCGCGGAAGCCGAACTTCGTCATCTTCACGCTCTTCGCGCCGACTTCCGAGTTCTCGACGATCACTCCCTTGTAGATCATTCCGGCGGCTCCGGTCTCTTTGATCCCGAGCTCGGAGTTCATCAAGAAGGCAAACATATCGTGGTCACTGGCGTACAGGGCGGGCAATTCCTTACCGGTCCCTTTGCAATAAACGCAGATCTCGGTCCCTTCGAACTGTTCCTTCTGGAAGGTGCCGGGCTCACCGCTACCGGCGCACATGATGCACTGGCCGACGGTGTCCGAGCCCCAATGCGAAGTAGGTCTCGCCGGAGCCCATCCCTGACCTTCCATAACGAGCAAGCGTTCGAGGATCTCGTAATTCCAGATCCGCGAGTACGCATCGGTGAGGCAAGAGCGAAGGAGCCATCCGCCGTTCTGATGAAACATCAGGTTTGCCAGAGCTTCGTTCGCTTCGTTCGCGACGCGCTGAGCTAATCCGTGATTCAAGTTTTGAGCGGCGAGTGTTGCTGGAAGGGTCCGAAGGTAGGAAGCCGGTGCGCCGACTTTCTGGCAGAGCTGGCCGAATGCCCAATTTGTCAGCTTCGCCGGTATTCCCTGGCGGCCGACCAGTTGAACATCCTCGCCGACTTTCTCGACGCGCAGATCCTTGAACTCTGCAGTCTTTTCGACAGCTTCGTCGGCGTACTTCTTTGATGCGAGGTACATCTCATGCAGGGTATTGAAACGTTCATCCGCGGGACGAGTCGACCACTGTTTGTTTGCCTTGAAGATTTCCATCACGTTCTCCTATGCCCGACTGTGGCTTGCTCGTGCTGCCGACCGTGGGCTGACGGAGTCCGAAGACTTCGTCGGCGAGATCCCGCACTGGCGGGAGATCGACGCTCGGGTCTTCGAGCATTTGAACTTTGTAACCGGAAAAGTGAAGCGCGGCGATGTTGGAATTGTGGATCTTTGTCCATTGCTCGCCGATCAGCGCGTACCAGGTGAAGGTGCTGATCATGCTACCTCGAAGGCGGCTTCGAGTTCGGCCGCGATCCAGTGAAACCGCTCGGCTTGTGTTTCGACGTGCATCGTCACGTTATCGGGATAACGCAGCGCGTACTCGGTCCGCTTGCCGATTCCTTCGTATCTCTCGGTGGGCTTTGCTTTGGCGGCCGCGTCGCACAGCATGTGCTCGACAACCTGGCCGAGAGACTTCAGACTTGGCGGAAACATCAGGGAGAGTATTGCGTGGAGTGCTTTCTTCATCTGCGGATCACTGCTTTCTGTGATCTTGGCTTCGTTCGCTTTGTTTGTCTTGATCACATGACAGTATAGCATGAGCGGTATTAGAGTACACTGTAATTGTGTTGCATCTTTAACGACAAAAAGGTACTATCCCCGGCATGGCAAAGAAAACCAAAGTACCTGATCGATTGACCAGGGGGAAAGATAGAAAGAAGCGGCTCGTGTTCAACGTAAATGCTGAAGAGTTGAAGGCGATTGTCGCCGCGGCCGACCTGGAAAGGTTACCCGTTGCGATCTGGATCAGACAAAAAGCCATTGCCGCGGCCGGGGGGATCTGATGTTTCGACGACTTCGTGCATGGTTTCATCGTAAGCAGCGCGGCGAGTCAGATGTGCAACTCGCTTTAAAGGATGCGATCGGCGAGCCGGAGCGTGCTAAATATCCAGGACCGCTATACGAGCACGGCAAGGCGGCGCACGGCTATCAATCGTCATTTATCACGCGATCTCCGCTTCCGATCGATCCGAATGAAACTGTCGACGAGCTTCCGCGGATACCTACGACTACCGCGGAGAGTGAAGGGGAAGAGAGCGGCACTGGAGATGCCAGTGCTCGCCGGGAAACACCGGCCGAGTCTGACACCGTTGAAGGTCCGACTCCTTCCCCATCATCCGATCAAAAGATCCCTCGAAGCGGAGCAGCTCGAATGCAATGGCGGCGCGCCAGGTCCAGATCTCACGAAGAGTCATGAAGTGCGAGAAGCTCAAACTCGGCAATCAATATGTGATTGTTTGTAGAGCCAACGATCGCAAGAAGCCGAAGTGTTCGGATTGCGGCTCGGCGAAGGCGACGAAGCTCTGCGACTTCGTCGTCGCTCGAACACTCGGCGGTCAAGACATGACGTGCGACAAACAACTTTGTGATGATCACGCGACGATGATCGGCGACAAGGATTATTGCTACGAGCACGGCCAGATCATGAGAGCGAAGGCGCGCAAGTGAGAGTGCTCGTGCTCGATGAAGAGACGAACGCACGAGTGAAGAAGCTCCGCGACTTCGCCGAGACGCCGGAGAATTATCACTTGATCGGACCTGGCGGAACACAAGCGAGTATCCCCGGCGACAATCCGAACTTTGTGACCTGGCTTAAAGACGGCTTCCGCGTCGTGTTCACGATCACGAAAGCCGACGATGGGCTCTGGCGTCAGCTCTCGATCTCGGTGCATCCAGCAAACAAGAAGTATGCGAATCCTTTTGCAGCGTTCACGATTGCGAAGCTCTTTGGCTTTACCGGATGGGATGAGAAGACCGAGATCCTGCCGCCGGACTGGCTCGGCCGACAGGAGACAAAAGTGCATGCAGTGATGCTCGCGCAGAGGTATATACCACATGCCAAAACTGATTGAAGACATCACGCCAGAGATGAACAAGCTCGAAAACTCCGACGCCGGTCGCAGTGATCTCGTTCCCGAAGACTATTGGGCGATCCCCGGTGCAATCATCGGACTCTCGATCATCATCGGCACCTGGCTTCTCTGGCGGCTATTGCGATGAACTTGATCGGTCTCGATGCCTGGATCGAAGGGGACAGCCGCTGCACCTATTGCGGTCAACTTCGCTGCGTGTGTGGAAGGGACGATATGAGTTACGACTTCGATCGCGAGATGGGCATCGAGGAAACACTCGAAGCACAACAAGTTTGTGGAACGTGGGACGGTAAACGTCGAGAGGATCGCAAAGATGATACTTCCGCTCTCGGTCTCACTGTGCATGCTAACATTCCCGATGTCGGGGTGAAGAGTGGCAAAAAAGCGAAGTGAGATCCGTACTCAGAAGACGCCGAGATCAGGGCCGCCGAGAATAGGATCGGCATATCCCAAAGGATCAACTCCCGAAGCTCTGGTCCCGTACCTATGGAAGCCTGGCGTTAGTGCGAATCCTGGCGGCCGACCGAAGACGCGGCACCTGTCGCGCATGATGGAAGAGCTCTTGGCGTCGATCGATCCTAAAGATAAACAGAAGCGCAAGTTCGCACAGATCCTCGTGCGTGAGTGGCTCGCGCGTGCGATCGAGAAGTCGGATCTCTTGCTGATTGAGATACTGAACCGGCTCGAAGGCAAACTGGCACCGGACACCGAGCACGAGCGTGCCGCGGAGCATGAGATTAAGGTGCTGGTCGCAGATATGCCAGGGCCGGATCTCGGGCTGAAGCCAGCGTTACCGAGAGTAGCGGTGCAGGTGAAAGTCAAGAAGTGAGTTTAACGAAAATCCTTGGGAGTAAACGGGTGACCCGATGAGCGACTTAGCAGAGAAGGTGGCGAGGAAGTGTGCGGAGCTTTCCGCGTTCCATGAAGTAACGCCAATGTGCCCAAGCATCTATAATCAGGTTGTGGAACGAAACGTAAAATACTTTCTGCCACATATCGACGCCGCCCTCGACAAAGCACGGCGGGAAGCGCTTGAGGAAGCGGCGAAGTGGTGCGATTTGAAATCCATTGACGCTGAAACAATTACATTCAGCGCGATGTACGATAGTTGCGCCGAGGGCATTCGCGCCCTGGCGCAGCGTAAGGAGGAGAGCAATGGACGGAGCAAACTTGATGTTGACGACAGATGAACGCGTGTGGGCCAAGGAGTTCGTTTCTCGCTACGGTGGAGACGAAGAGCTAATGGCAAGTTGGTTCGCGTCGGCTATGTGTGCTGCACGCGATGCGATGCTGGGGCCGCCGAATGGCGATGCGGCTGAGTATATGCAAAATCGGGCGCAGCGTAGAGGAGAGCAGCCAATGAGCAAGCCAGAACTGTCTCAGCATCAGCGGGATTTGATGCTAATGGGGCTGTGTCCATTTTGCGAGCAACAAATACGTGGGTGGGAACCCGTTACAGGTTTCTGCGCTCCAGAGTTTTGGGCCAGTTGTGACGATCGTGGAATTGATGGCGGAACTGGGCATAAGAAATCTTGTGAGCACAAAGAAATTACGCTGTGAGGAGAGCAGCCAATGAGCTACTGGATCGCCGCGGCGATCGTGTTGTTCTCTGCGCTGGTCTTCCTGAACATCGAGCGAAGAAGAAAATGATGCAGCGTAAAGTTACTCTTGCCGATCTGCGAACGAAGCAGACTGAGCGCAAAAGAAAGCCGTAGACGGTATATACCGTATATGGTATATACCATGAGCCCGCCTGTCCCCCTGGCAATTCAGTGAAAGGAGAAGCCTATGTTAGATCCCAATGAACACCGGGAAAGACACCTCGATCGTGTGCAGACGGTCATCACTATCTGGCTCGTCGCGTGTGCGGTGATCGCCGCGGTGCTTTTTACGCCAGCGGTGCGCGGTGATCAGGGACCGCCTTCCGCGGTCTCGGCGATCACTGTTAATCAGCACTCGATCCAGGGCAATCCGTTCGATCCCGGTCAAGATTGGTGCGGCGGGCAGTGGTATAACCCCTGCACATGGGCCGGATTTGCGTTAGATCAAATGGATAAATTCTTTGATTGGGCGTTTACGAGAAGGCAGCGTCCCTGGCCGGGACCGTGAAGCGAGTGATCCCGATCGTGATGACGCTGATCTTTACGCTGGTCCTGGTCGGCATCAGCGCGGTCTTTCAAGCGTTCGTTGATTCTTTCCTGCATCTACACTAAAACTGTGGTATATACCTCGTAAGCTGAAGGCGTCGTAAGCCAGGCGATCGAAACACTTCCCCGCGCTTCTCGCCAGATCGCCTGGCTCTCTTCTTAATGAATCATTGACACATCGTAGGTGCTTCATGGTATATACCATGAGCGACAGGTATGAGACCTATCTTCTTGAAGCTCGACAACGATCTGCACGCGGCTTACAAAGCGGCGGCGAAGGCCGAAGGGCTGAATGTAAGCGAATGGATCAGGAAACAGTGCAGTCGAGGTCTTAACGGACAGAGGGGATCTCACGCTCATGGACAAGTTGATCAAGCACAAGCACACGATCGAAGTGGTTCGACGGATGACTCCGCTCGGCATGAAGGAATATCTCCTACTCGACGGCGCACTGTGGGACGTAGACGAGATCTGCGATCAGATTCGAAGGGAAGCCGCGGTCGCGCTGGTCGACAAAGAGACGCGGGATCTGGTCGAAAAAATGGAACGAGAGATCCTGGAGAATGCGAACATGGGCCGGGATGCCAGTCGCAGATCTGCGCTTTTAAACGCCGAGCGTTAAGCTCGAAGAAGAAGGGCGGCAATGAATGACCGACCACAAGCCGCCGATCGAAGTCACACCGATCTCGGCGAAGTCTGAGATCAAAGCTCCCAAAGAGTTCCCGAAGGAAGTGAGCGATCGCATTAACCGGCTCATCGCGGCCGAGCTCCGCGGTGTGCTTCCGAAGTGCAACTATTGCACGCTCGTTACCTGGCCGCTCGAAGATGAAGCCGGGACGACGAAGCTCGCGATCATCTCGACGTTTGGGCGGCCGCAAGATATTCGCGCGCTGCTCGAAGCTGTAGTGCAGCGGCTCGAAGGTCTCGATCTCTCGATGATCGGCCAATGAAGGCACCGCGCAAGCTCAGCAAAGAAGAGAAGGATCGGATCGACGAAGCGATCGCGCCGGTGCTTCGCAAGGTCTTACACGAGATCGGTCTTGATGAGTTTCAGTCAGTGCTCGCGATCGTGTTTCCGGCCGATCCCGCGAACTTCGAGAAGGGCTCGGTGATGGCGTGGTTCGCGTCGGATGACCATACTGACTTCCTGGTCCCGATGCTGCGCGAGCTTGCTGATAGCATGCAAAAGCGCGGCATTAATTAACGGTCTTACTGGCTCGGATGGTACGTGGGGAGATCCCGCGGCGACGTGCATTTGATCGTAACGCTTTAGCGATCATCAGCCGGGATGAAACAAAGAGCCGGTAAGTAAAAAGGAGAAAGTCATGGATCAGCCGGAAGCAAGAAACAATTACGTGCCGCCGAAGTTGACGCCGCGGTCGATCACGGACGAGCAGCTCGTCAACTTATTCACTTACCATGCGCCGAAGCCAGAGCAATTCGACAAGTACGACGTGATCCGCAAGAGCGCGCTGCAATTTGCTCGCGTGCTCGTTGAGAATACGCCGCCGTCAGCCGACCAGTCGGCCGCGATCCGACTTCTTCGAGAGTGCGTGATGACCGCTAATGCGGCGATCGCGTGTGAGAGCTAACATGCAAGTGGTTCAGGTCTTCCAAGCGCATCAATGGCAAAAAAACGGCGATCATCCCGACGACTATCGCGATAGTCGCCTGGCGCGCGAGTTCGAAGGCGCGATCGTGCGCTACTTCCGGCGGCCGGATGTTTCCGGTGAAGACGTGTGCGCGTTCTGCTCGAAGACGTTTCACGAGCACGGATGGATCGATCCGGCGCAAAATAAAAACTTCGAGTATGTCGTCTGCCCGGGCGACTGGATCTTGACGAGCGAGCTCGGGATTCACGTCGCGGTTCACGATGAGCTCTTTCGCAAAGGGTACATGCGTGTCGAAAATTGTGCGGTATATTCTCAGACGCCGTTATGAACAAGGGCGTCGTGCCGGGTAATGTTCCCTGATGCCGCTCCCTCTGCATGATTACGCGCTCGAAGAGCGATGGGTGAACGCCTGGCTCCCGCGGATCTCGAAGATCCTGGTCGAAGGTGAAGTCGGCGGATCGGGCTCACCAGGTCTCGTGCGCCGGACGTGCTTCACTGCGATGCGCGCATCTCGCGAACAGCTTCACGTCTTCCTTCCATTTCTGCGTGAGATCATGAGAATGTATCCGGCACCGCGAGGGACGCTCAGATCGTCTTCGAGTGATCCGACGCCGAGAGGAAAGAATCCGTGCGAAAGCTAAGTGAGGAACAGGTCGGGCTCTGGCGCAAGATCCGCTTGCGCATCATCACACCGCTGAACGAACGCGAGACGGTCTTCACCGCGCCGGTCATGAGCGGCGGCTACACCGAGCGAGACTGCGAGGATCAAGCGAACTTCACGCTGGCCGAAGCGACAAAGAAGTTCCCGCGGTATGCGTGGCGCATGGTGAAGTTGCAACCGAATATTTTCAATATCATTGCGGAGAAGAAAAATAGATGAGCAACGAACTGAAAGTGCCGATCACCGCGAGATCGGATGTGATAGCGGCGAAGGTGTGCGCGGATCAAGGGCACTCGATCGGAAAGGTGCCGCCGGGACCTGACGGCGTCATCGATCCGAAAGATACTTTGTGTTGCCGATGTGGCTTCACGCTTGCCGAGATCCGTGGCGAAGAGTAAGATCTTCGCGCCGCACTTCTCCAGGTGCGGAGCGACAATTCGGGTCATTGGATAACACCTGAACGGTCTCGGTTCCTCGTGCCTTTGGTGCCGTGAGCATCGCGCGAGAGATCGGGACCGTTTCCGTTTGTGGTACAGTCTTCACCTGACATCCGTTGACGTTCTCGGCCGGGACGCTTTTCGGGAGAATTGCATCTCGGCCGTTTTCTTCTCATGCAAATTGCTGATGTAGACATATCCAGTTATCGGCCGGAAGAGATTGCACGGTTCAGCGATGTGTACCGTCCCTGGCCGAAGCAAGAAGCTTTCCATCGATCCGCGGCGAAATACCGGCTACAGGTCGGCGGCTTCGGATCGGGAAAGTCGCGGCCGCTGCTCATGGAAGCGGTTCGTCACGCTACGGTCTTCCCTGGATGCGATGTGATCATTCTGCGCAAGACCATCCCTGATCTGAAGCGCACGGTCATCGACAAATTCAAAACACAGATCCCGAAGTCGTGGTACGAATACGGCTCGCAAGATCTCGGCACCTACAATGAGAGTGATCACATCGTTTACTGGAAGCCGCAAAGAGTTTGGGATGACGAGCTGAAGAAGTTCGTGATGCGGCAAAGCAAGATCCAGTTCGGCGCATGCGAAAACGAAGCGGACATCTCGAAGTATCTCTCGACCGAGTATCTATTTATTGGCTTCGAAGAGCTCGGCGAGTTTCCGTTCTTTATATGGGACGCCTTCGCCGGTCGCAATCGATGCCCGCTTCCGCATACGCGGCCGTGTATGGCCGGTGCGACGAATCCGATGGGGATCGGATGGGGATGGATCAAACGGCTTTGGGTCGATCACCTTCCGGCGTTCGGCATGGAGAAGGATCTATACGAGCCGAAAGACTACGAGTACTTTCACTCGACCGTGGAAGATAATCCGATCTATCGCAACGATGTCGAATATGTGAATCAGTTGAAGCGATCGCCGCTCCGCGATCGGATCTATGCGGGCAAGCTCGACGCCGTGAGCGGTCAGTTCTTCGACAACTGGCTTCCTGAAGTTCACATTAAGAAGCGCGACGCTTTCTTGTGGGATGAGCGTCAGCCGGTCTGGATCGGATGGGATTACGGCTTCGGACACTTCGCGTGCGTAACGTTCTGGACGAAGGCGATCTTGAAGCCGCGGTTTGAAGGCGAGAAGCCGCGCGTCGTGAACGTGACGATCAAAGAGATCGTGATGAACGGAACCGATCCCGACAAGCTGATCGTTGAAGAGCAAGCGCAGAAGATCATCGAAGTGATCCCGAAAGTCACCGCCGACGACGGTCACTTCATCGGCTTCCGCTGGAACATCGCGGAGATCTACTTCTCATGGGAACGGTTCATCGAGAACACAAAGAACAAACGCGGCGATGTGACCAGCATCGCGCAGCAAGCGAACGAGGTGCTGCAGGACATCGGACTTCCGCCGGTCACGCGCAGCTCGACCGATCGCGTCGCGGGCTTCGGGAAAATGTACTCGATGCTCGACGCTTCCGAATGGTTCATTCTCGGCGAAGAGTGTCCGACGCTGGCTGACTCGATCCCGTTGCTTGTCCGCGGCGATGGTGTGAAGGTGAACGCCGAAGATGTGGTCAAGCCGAAAGGGCTCTCGATCGAGGATGACATCGCGGACTCTGCGCGGTACGCTGTAGCCGGATTCTTGATCGCACCTCGCGAAGAGAGCAAAGAAGAGAAGCTAAAGAAAGAGATCGACCAGATCGAAGATCCCATGAGAAAGCACATGCACGCATATCGCGCCTGGCTCGAAGAGAATCGCCAGAAGCCACAAACCGGATCAGGTGAGAAGATCATTCCGCGCTGGATGCAGCAACTAAGGCGGGACAAGTGAGATCTGGTCTCGGTGAATGGGCGGAAAGCGTCGATCAGTACTTACGCGCGCTCGGCGGCGGCGTGCAGCTTTATGACTTCGCCGGATCTCCGATCATCAATGCAGTCGGCCAGGCAGACGACGGCGGCTTTACCTACTTGACTTCACACGTCATGGCACCGATGGCACTCGGCGCGAATCCTAAAGAACTCAACGTGATCTTGATCGAGATCTACGCGAGCGATCAGGCACCGGCCGCTGCACACCTGGCGCGCAAGATCATCGAGAAGTTTCCGACGCTCGCGAAGTCGGTCAAAGAAGGCGATCGCTTCCCCGACAAAATCCACATTTCGAAGGTGCTCGAATGAATCGCCGCGGCTTTCTCGGCTCGCTCACCGACGCCGCGATCGCCGCGAATCAACTCGCAGAATTGTTGGAGATCAGCAAATATGGCAGCAAAGATGAAGAGCTCCGGCGCAACATCAGGAATCGACTTCGCTTTCGTCGAGAAGACCTATAAAGAGCTGATCGAGCAACTGCGTGACGAGATCAAGCGGCTAAAAACCATTCACGCCGAAGAGCTGAATTGTGTTATAGAAGAAAACAAGAAACTGACTGCGGTCATCGAAAAAGGTGCCGCGGCGTTAACGGATCGCACGGATCAGGGGACAGAATCGGGCTCTCCTGATAGTTCGGAGCTGCAGCCAGAAAACGAGAATCCGGTCCAGTGGGCCGCGATGCTCGTCAACGGACTCCCACTGCAGCGGATCAGAGCGCAGTACTGGCTTCAGGATATGGCGCGAGAGAATAAAACTCTCAAACCCGAGCGGGATCGCTTACGCCAAGAACTTGAGACCATTACCGCCGAACGCGATCGGCTTCGATCAAAACAGCCCGAGACATCCGCGGCACTTCCGCCGCCGGTCCAGGAAAAAGCGACGCCGACGCCAGCTTAAACTTCCTGGAGGCTTCTAAAAATGCCATTAGACAATTACGGTAATCCGCGAAGCGGTCATGCCCGAACTGCGTTCGCGAATGCTGCCAAAGGCGGCGCGCATACGCAAGGTCCCGGCAAGATGGGAAAAGGAACACCGACGGCCGAAGGCGGCGGTGAAAGTGGAAGCGGCGAAGAGCACATACACGCGCATTCGCACAAAGGCGGCGAGCACGATGTCAGCGATATGGACATCAAGCACGTCGTCAGTGAACATGGTCCCGCTACGAAGATCATGAGCGAGCACGATCACGACGGCGGCGAGCATCACGTTCACACTGTTCACGGAGAGAAACATCATCACTCCGATCACGAGACCGCCGAAGCTGCGCATGAACACATGGGTCACGCTCTCGGTGGCGAGTCCGACAAGGAAGAAGAAGCCGAAGAGACGCCGGACAACACAAGCGAAGGAAGCGAAGCGGAAGAAGGCGAAGAAGGCGGCTCCGGTCACGACTGGATGACCAGCTAAGTACGCCGATGCCCTGGACACCGAAACAATTCCGGTTCCTCATGAGCCGCGGATCACCGCTCACCGCGGCTCAGAAGGAGAAAGACAAAGCGGAAGCGCACGCCGATCCTTCACTCGTACATCACAAGAAGGGCTCGAACCTGGCGGCCGCTCTAAAGGCGGCGAAATGATCAAACAGTATCCGAAGTCCGCTGTAGGCTTTCAACATCCCTCGCGTGAGCCGGGCAAGGAGTGCCGGGACTGCACGCACTTCGAGGTGCTGCACAAACTCGGGTGTGAGCGTGTGATCGGTACGATCCGCGCTGGTGACTACTGTGAGCGGTTCTTCAACCGTAAGACACGGATGGGCAAAAAGGAGAACAAGAAATGACGACGATCCCGATCAAAACGACAACTATTTACCCGAACTTTTTGCAGGCACGGAAGATCACTGCGATCGGCTCGGCCGATCCGAAGACTTCCGCGCAGAAGCTGAACCTGGCCGATGGCACGAGTGTCGTCGCGCCGTCGGGGACGCTTGTGTCTTACACGCCAGTCGTCGGCGATTACTATATAGTGCCTGACGAAGGCGATCCGTTCTGTTTGGCGAAGTCGACGTTCCAGATCTCGTATAAAACTCCGTTTTGAGGTGCGCTGATGGCGATGTTCATGCAGAAGGTCAAGCATGAGATGAAAAAGAAGGGAACGGAAGGGGTGTTCTCTGCAGCGGCGAAGCGGCACGGTATGAGCACACACGCTTACGCAGTTCAAAAGGAGCACTCGCCGGGCAAAGTCGGCAAGCGTGCGCGCCTGGCTCTCGTGTTCGAGCATGCTCGTAACAAAAAGTAAGAACGGAGTCTGATCAGTGGCATTCAAACCGCGTGACGAAGGCGGCACCGCTCTTCTTGACCAGGAAGAGAAAGAGCCGAGTTCGAAGCTCTCTGGCGAAGGCGAAGAAGATACCGGCTATGATGTCGGTGTTCTCGCCGGGCTCGAATACTCGCCGGTCAAGAATGCCGATCTGAGTGATCGCCAGAAGGTCGTGATGAAGGAGCTCCGCACCAAAGCGGAGAAGCGCGACTATCCCGCTCGATTGATCGAAGTGATTCAGGCATGGGAAGCGGCTCTGTTTTACCGCGGCTTTCAATTCCTGATCCCGCAACGTGGCGGCGGATGGATTATTCCCGGCGAGTCAACCGGCTACGGTCCAACGATGCAGATGGATCTCGCGCTCTTGCCGACGAACATCTACTCGGCGCGTGCGCAGATGATCATCGCAGCATTGACGCGCACGGTTCCGAACGTTCGCTTCGGTCCGCAAAATTCCAATCGCGACGCGGACATTACCGCGGCCGACTCCGCTGACAAGTTCGTCAAGGTCATCAAGCGAAACAATGATCTGATCATGGTACAGAACGACGCCGCGCGTTATTGCTGGACCGACGGCCGCTTCATGTACTGGTCACGATTCGAACGAAACGGAGAAAAATACGGATGGGAAGAAGAAGACGAGCCCGATGACATCATCCCCGAGACGGAACCGCAAGCGGAGATGGATCACATCGAGAAACAGGCAATGGCTTCGGAGACTCCCGAAGGCGAGGGATCGCGTGGTTCAGTGGCTGAAGGAGAGCTCGGATCGAATCCTGATGAGATGGAAACCGAAACACCGGCCGAAGGAGAAGCTCATGGCGAGAGCGAAATAGAAGGCGAAGAAGAGAAGCCGACGCCGCTCGTGAATCGCACACCGCTCGGTCAAGAAGTGCGCACTTGTCACGGCAAGCTCGAAGTCAAAGTTGTGCCGATGATGGCAAACGATCAGTGCGACATGGACGCGATCGTCTTGTCCTACGAAGTGGATCTCGGTCGCGCTCGCGCCATGTTTCCGTGGTGTGCCGACAAGATCCGCGGCGGTGATCAGGGAGTCGCAGAAGCGGAGATTGCTCGCCTGGCGCGTCAGAACGTCAAGCTCGGCATGCAGTCGACCTATGTAACGAGCGACTCATTCGCCGATGATGTGACCATTACACGAGTGTGGATGCGTCCCGCGTACTTCATGCACGCGCCAGAAGATGAGCGCGACGGGCTGATCGAGCTCTTCCCGAACGGATGCTTGCAAGTGTGGGCCGGTGACGTGTTCTGTTACGCGCGCAATGAATCGATGGATGACTCGTGCGCCGTCGGCCAAGCATACGCCGGAGACGGACAGAACCGTAACGCGATGGGCACTTCGACGCTTCCGGTGCAGAAGCGTCTAAACAACTGGCTCGATCTGATGAACGATCTCTTCGTGCGCGCCGTCCCGAAAAAGTGGATGGACTCGAAGGCGTTCAACATCGACGCGCTGCGTCAGCAAACAAACATCCCCGGCGACATCGCGGGCTTCAAGCAACAAGGCAACCGGCCAGTAAGCGAGCTGATCTTCGTCGAGCCGCAAGTCACACTTCCCGCACCGCTGACGGACTTCATCAACAAATACGCTGGAGATCTCGCGGAGCTTTTGAGCGGCGCATATCCGGCTCTCGCTGGCGGCGACACCGGCTCCGCGGACTCTGGCGTCGCGATCGCTACGCAGCGCGACTCGGCTCTCGGCCGACTATCGCCGACCTGGCACGCAATCAAGAATTGCGAAGCGAAGTCGATGAAGCAACTGGTCACGTGGGGAGCGAAGTGCCGCAACAAGTCGATTCGCGAGAAGATCCCTGGCGGCGAGACGATCGAACTTGAGATCGCCGATCTCAAAGGGAATATCATGTGTTACGCGGAAAGTGACGAGAACTTTCCCGAGACGTACACGCAAAAACAAAATAAAGTCACGCAGATCTTCACCGAGTCAGTCAAGAATCCGCAACTCGCCGAAGAGCTCTATAATCCCGATAACCTGGAATTACTTCGCAGCGTGACCGGGCTCCGTGAACTGTACCTCGAACCGGTCGAGAGCCGGAACAAACAGCTCGGCGAGATCGAGCTTTTGACGAAGTCAAAGCCGATCCCGAAGCCAGAGTTCCTCGATGCGCTGATGAAGATCAAGATGATGGAAGAGACCATCTTGCAAAACGGCGGCGACACGACGCAGTTGCAACAAGCGAAACAGGAACTCGCGAATAGTCCAGACGAGCAGAAGTTCGAGACTTCGATTCAGATCGACAAAGACATCGACGATAACTCCGTCGAAGCATGGACCTGTCAGAAGTATCTTCGCTCACCGGCCGGTCGACGGCTCAAAGTTGCATTCAAGCCAGGATGGCTTAACCTGAAGCTGCACATGCTTGACCATAAAAACGCCGCGGCCGCGGAAGCCGCACAAGCGGCCGCCGGTCAACCGGGTAAGCCGCCGTCAGAAAGCATCAATTACAAAGATGTCGCCGCGAATGATCCCGCGGCCGCCGCTGCACTGCTCAGTAAGGGCGGATTGCCAGCATCGACTTCTCAAGCTCCGGCGTTACCTGCACCTGGCGCGACTGCTCCCGCGGCCGTGCCGCCGAACAGTGCAGGACCTGCAAAGGGACCGGCCGCACCCATTCCCGCCGGTACTCCTGAAGGTGCAGGCGGCGCGCCGAAGAAGTAACGTCAACGGATGATCCTAAAATCGGGGTGAGCTATGGCAGGAGAAGAAGCGGTCGTGACGCCGGGCATGACTCCCGGCGGCGCGCCAGGCGGTGAAGGTGGTGCAGGAACAGGTACGGCAGTCGAAGAGATCGAGCCGGGAAGCGGCGGAACTCCTGATCGCGGTGAAGGGGTTGGAGAAGGCGATCTCGAACATCCTCGCGAGGGTGAGACGCCGGGTGAAGGTGGAGAAGGCGAAGGCGGCGAGGGACAAGGCGAAGAGAATTTAGAAGACGATCTTGGACTCGACACCGACGGCACGAAGCTCGATGCGCGCATGCGCAAAGATCTCGCTGCGCTAAAGAAAGTCGACAAAGAAGCCGCGAAGCGAATCGGCGATATGTATTACCGCACGAAGACGCTCTTCAAAGAGTGCGGTGATGCAAAGAACGCTCATGATGCGATCCGCAACATCCGCGCGCTGAATCAAACGCTCGACGCCGCGGGCGGTGAAGAAGGGATCGCGAAGCTACAAGGCGAAGTCGAAGATTGGCACTCCGAGAGCCAGCGGTTCGCGAATGCTGATCGCGAGTACATCGAAGAACTCACGACATCGAATCCGCAAGCGATGATCGATAATGCGCATCATCTCTTTGAGATCCTGCAGAGTCGAGATCCGCGGATGTTCGAACTCGCCATTCTGCCGGGCATGATCTCGACGCTTGAACGCGCGAAGTTTTCGCCGACGCTCGGACACCTGTCGAACCTGATCAAAGAAGGCAAAGGCCAGGAAGCTTTCGACATCGTGAACGACATGATCGGCTGGTACGAGCAATGCAAAAGAAACAATAAGACGATGCTGGACAACAAGACGCGCGTCGATCCGCGCGATCGCGAGTTCGCCGAGCGCGAGACGAAGCTGAAGACGCAAGAAGCGCAAGCGTACACGCGCCGGATCGAAGAGATCCTGGTCCCGAAAAATAACGCGGAGATGAAGAAGCTCATCGCGCCATTGTTCAAGGATCTGAAGATCGGCTCGGAAGGTCAGCGTCGCTTCAATGGTTCACTCGTCAGCGAAGTACACAAGCTGATGAAGGAAGATCAGAAGTTCCAGGATCGCATCAAGAAAGTGAAAGCCCGCGGCGACGCCGAAGAAGTTGCGGACATGCAGCATCAGAAGTTCATGGAGCTCTTGCCGGAAACTTTCCGGCGTGTGCGCAATGCGATCTATCCGAACTATCGATCGGCCGGAGCGAAGGCACCAACAAACGGCAAAACGCCCGCGAACGGAAAAACTCCGGCCGCCGCGGCGAAGGTGGTCCCGAATAAGATCTACGCGAAGAAAGATGTCGACATCCAGAAGACGCCGGATATTCTCCTGACCATCGGCAAGGCGTATTTGAAAGGAACCACGACCGCTGTACGTTACGAGCGATAAGTCGTAGTATATACCGCGACCGATCAGTACACCGCGGGACTGGCACCGGTCGGGCGGACCGGGCCGGTCCCGTTGAAAGGGAAAACAAAATGGCAGCTCCGAGAAGTAGAGGTGATTCACTGGCGGCCGGTGCGCCGACCGCTTCGTTTACCGCGAGCGATCACAAAGACGCTGCGACACTCGCACACTTCGACGAAGCGGTGAAGAACGTGAAGCCGAGCGATCGCGCGGTCTTTTGCGGATGCAATGCGAAAGGATGCGAAGAGTTCGTCGCCTACTCTTCGAAAGAGTTCTCGGATCACGTTCACGAAGTTCACATCGATCCCGAGCGCGAGATCCCATCCAACACGTGAGCACGAAAGGAGCCGAGTGTCGATCAGATGGACGAGTCAGTAACCGGGTCGCTTTCCGGTGTTCGCGGTTCAGATCGAAAGATCAAAGGTATCGCCGCCAGTCCGGTGAAGGGAAAGTGATAACTCTTGAAGAGAGACTGCAAGCTCGGCTCCCGAAATAAAACGAGGTGAAGCAATGGTCATCTATGTTTCTTTGCTCGTCGCAGTGATCGGCTTGCTGATGTACGCTCTCACGACGAACGCGAAACTGATCGAGATCGGCCGCTTGATGTTCTTCGCGGGCTTGCTCGCTTTCCTTCTACTCGCGAGTGGTGGTCGCGTCGTCCCGCTCTTGAAGTAAAAAGCGTCGCGCCGCAAAAACCGCTTGCGTTAGATCCGGCGTTCGCTGTAGTCTCTCGAAACATAGAGATCGAATGGTTCGGAGAGCAGACAACTCCGCTACAAAAAACTGAACAGGACAGACCTGTTAAAAAAAGACGCTCGACCTGGCGGTGAAGTAGGTCGCTCACCTAACAATCTCTGAACACATCGGGGACGTTCTACCCTGGCGCGATTGAGTTCGCGATCAGAGCCGACGCCGATCGGGTAAAGCCGCGTCGAGCACACGTTCAGAGGCACTCATGGCAAATCCCTTAGCAGAAGCGGCCGTCGAAGCCGTTGAGCTTGAGAATTTTGCGAAGGGTATCCCTGACCTGGTCTATAAAGGCCACACCGTCTATAACTTCTTCAAGAAAGGCGCGAAGAGTTATCCGACGGCGGTCACGACGCAGGCGGGCGGTACCGCACGTCCAGCTTTCCGTATTCCAGTCCGCATTCAATCCGGTGCGGCGATCTTCCAGGCGACAGGCAACGGCGACGCACTCGGCCGCGGTACGGGCTCCCAATGGGTCGGCGGCGATCTTTCGCCGATCGGTCTGTTTGCCGGATGCGAGATCACGTACTTGGCTCGCATCGCGACGCAAGGGCCGAAACGCTCGCTCATCTCTCTGCGCGCGGAAGAACTGAAGAACTCGCTGAACTCCTTCATGCAAGGCGTCGATGCGCAGTTCCTCTCGGATGGTTCCGGCGCGATCGTGCAGATCCCCGCAACCGCAACCGTCAATAACAACACGCTCGGCGGCTCCAACCCTTCGAGCATCGTTGGACTTGGCGGCCAGGCGAACCAATTCCAAGAGCAGCAAGTCATCCAGATCTTCCCGACCGAAGGCGGCTCGGCGCGCACCTCGCCAGCGACCGCGACTGTTTCCTACGTCGACGGCGCGAACGACACGGTGTACTTCTCGACTGCACTTCCAACGTCGACCGCGGTCGGCGACTTCGTGATGATCCAGGGATCAACCGGCGCGCTGAACTCCGGCGTCGCGGGGATCTACGCTTACCAGGTCGCTTCGAATACCGGAACGATCCTGAACTTGAACCGCGCGACCTATCCAGGTCAGCTCTCAACTCCGAACATCAACAAAAACTCTCAGCCGATCTCGATGACCGACGCCTACAAGGCCGAGATCTTGATCGGCCGCGGGCTCGGTGCCGAGAACGACGCCGTCGCAGAGTTCGAGTGGATCTGTGGGTCGGATCAGGAGCTGGCAGTAACGCAGCTTTACACGAACGTCCTGACACAGAACTACGTCCCGCCTGGCGATAAGGCTCTGGACATGGTCAAGAAGAAAATGTCCCCGACCTACGGCGGGCGGCCGCTTAACGTTTCGTACACCGCGAAACAGGGCCGTCTCGATGCAGTTGCACCGGAAACTTGGGGGATCATCGAAACAGTAGAGCCGAGCTTGTACGACTTCGGTGACGGCGTGACCACGATGCCGATCCCCGACTTCGTCGGACAGGGCTCGTACCTGACCAGCTCGATCTTCTTCTACAATGCGTTTTTGAACCTCTTTAATTCCAACATGAAAGGCGCGTGCTACATAAGCAACGCGGCCGTTCCCAACATCACTTCTTAATTTTTTGAGACGGAAAGGGGGAAGGCTTCGGCTTTCCCTCTTCTCCGATGCGATCGAGCCGCTTCGCTTCGTAGAGATCCTCGGCGAGTGGGAATTTTTCAAGAAGTCGGATCGCCTTACGGACTGGCTTCTTACGTTTGAGTGGATAGTAACGGTACGGTACTCCGGTCTTTGTTGTCATGAAGTTAAGCCCGAAAAACCCGTCGTGGAACATGAGTGCAGAGGGGACAATGCAAGAAGAGATCGAAAACGCGGTAGATCCTAACACCGCGGTAGAAGTTAGTCAAGAACAACAACTTACCGACGCGGAGCTCAGTGCAAGCGATGAGATCTCGCCGGAAACACTGGCCGCACTCGAAGCCGCCAGGCGATCGTCAACTGAGATCCTGGCGTCGCTCGCGAAACAGCTTTACGACATCGAGCCGCTCGGCAAGTGGGCCGTCGTGAGGAAGAAGCTTCGCGCCGAGATGCAAGCCGCGGGGATCACCTTCGCGGCGCAAGAACGGAGCTCGGTCGGCGAAGTGGTCGCAGTGAATGACTTCCTGAAGCCGCTCAACGTCGGGGATCTGGTCGTCTTCTCGAACTTCGCGATGGAAGTGAAAGACTGCGAAGAACTGCTCGGCGAAAAAGATCTCTATATGGTCCGCCAGGAAGAGATCTACGCACGACTGAAGCCGCGGAGCGTGAATGTACCTGACTCGTGAGACTCGCGAATGTCCGGCCGAGTTCCAGGATCGGATCACGGCGATGTTCGGCGTCAATCAATTCGACGAGCCGATCTTTAAGATCGTGTGGGGACAGACGGAGCTTTTCCGCGGCGGGACGCAACTGAAAGACGGCCGCTGCGTGTACGTCGAGAAGTACAAGTGTCATGGGATGCCGTGCTGGAACATCATGCGCTGGAAGCAACCGGCCGAGTACGGATCGCCTGACGGCTACTATCTCAACACTTGGATGTCGACCGGCCAGAAGCACTTCTTCAATAACCGCGGACTGCAGACCTTCGACGAGCCCGACGGCTTCTATGTTACCGGCGAGTATCCCTGGACCGGACGTTACGAAATAGTACAGCCGCTGATGTCGCGCGAGCTCGTCGACGGCAAGCTCGTCATCGAACACATGGAGCTCTCGCACCTTCTGATCGATTACGTGATCCCGCTGATGCTCGCCTTTCAGGATCTTTCGCTCGCTCAGCGCGCCGCCGCTCGCGAGCTCGCACGACAAGAAGAAGAAAGGAAGATGACCGAAGAGATCGCCGATCGTCTCGCGGATGCAATGCCGCGCATGAATCCGGTGAGCTATTCGAATCAAGGATGTCGGACTGCTCTCATCGACAAAAAGATGGAACAGATCCAACGGGTTTGGGACCGCATGTGCAAAGCCGGTCGCAGACCGCAATTTTCTCGGGGACTTGCACAAGGCGATCGGCCGTCGCCGATTGCCCACATTTAGATCGGGGGAAAGATAGATGGGACTTGCACCGGTAACAGCAACTCACACGATGGCGAAGGATCAAAAGAATGCAATCCGTCTCGCGAAGGCTCGCATGGAAGACGCGAACCATTCACAGACGACGCTACTTGCCAGCGATGAAGTGATCAATCAGCCGTACTTCGTTTACATCATCAATGTGCTAAACCGCGAATGGTTTGTCGAACAGCCGCCGCTCTTCAGCTCGTACAAAATTCCGGCATGCCCAAAGGGACAGAAGTTTTCCTGGAACAAGCTCGGTGCGTTCATCATGGAGCCGTACACGAAGCCGGGAACGTTCGACACCTTTTACACGAAGGTCGACGGCCGTAAAGTCGCAACGTCGCTTCTCAATCCTTCCGCTTTCCCCGGTACCGTATGGGAATCGCAACTGCAAAATTGGGACGCGCCGGATCAGTTCGGGAACAATTTGAATGCGTTCGGTGTGTTCTGGACGCTCAGCGATCCGAACGATCCCGCGGATGCCGAAGCTCTCGACGAAGAAGTGCGCATCTTCAAAGAGCGTTCGCAGCGAACACTCAACGAATTGATTCGCGCCGCGGAACAGCTCGCCGCGCAAAACGATCTGAAGTCGATCTCGCCGCTAATGCACTACGCGATGGACTACTTCGGAAAGCAAGCCCCTTGGCACATGGCCGCCGAGCACATGGTCGCATGCCCGAATTGCGGCGATCTCGTGAAAGACGGCATCGCGTACCACAAGAATAGCTTCGGCGAGAAGTGCATCATCGACGCGAAGAAGTACACGGCAATGATCCGCGCACAAAAAGCCGCGGAAGCTGCAGCGATGGAACCGGAACCGGAACTTCCGCCAATTCCCGCGACGATGTCGAGCTCGGTCACGATGGGCGGCACGCCGGGCACGAACACACCGGTCAGCGCGACCGGATCGTCATCGGTGAACACGACCGTCAGCACATCGGCAGAAGACGACATCGTCGATCAGGAGCCGTCGCAGTTCAAGGAACCGGAACTCGCAACCGTAGCGGCCACACCGCGGAAGAGCGCGGCAAAACCGAAGCGGCCGAAGTACCGATAAACGATCTTCTCTCGTGCCGACTTTCGCACACTGCCGTTTGTCTCGACCTGAAGACCGAATCAAGAAGGAATAGGGCCGAGATGCTTTACCCCGATTCGACAGAGCGCGGTCGGCACGAGAGTTGCTTTTCGAGGTGAACCGTGGGAGTACCGGCGGGAGTTCAATCATCGCAGTTCGAGACGCTCGAAGACGTGATGGATCTCGCTCGTTCGATTGTCAACGATATGTTTCCCGGCTCGAATGGCGCACACGGCCGGATTCTCACGGACTCCGCACCGTTCACGATCAATTACATCAACTCGGCTTTTCGCACGATCCAGCGCAAGCTTCGCAATGAGGGATGCACTGCGCCGATCATTGACGGCTTTCTGATCGAGGGACTTCCGCCGGTCGTGCAAGCCGATCCCTCGATCTTCGTGAGCATCGGGCAAAACGGTTACAACAATGGGACGACGGTGTACGGATCGCTGAAGCTGCCGAGTGATTGCTTCAATGTGCAGCAAGTGCGCCAGCGTCAGACCGGCTCGAACCTGCAATTTGCAACGATGATGGCTGCGAACGATGGGCTCGCGAGCGGCTATCAGAATCAATGGCTCGGCATGTGGGAATGGCGGAACTATCAGATCTTCATGAATGGCTCGCTACAAAAGCAAGATGTGATGATCCGCTACACGCAAGGGATGCCGCCCTACGCGGTGCCGCCAGCGGACTTCGCGACGACGACCGTTTACGTTCTCGACTCGACCGACGCGCTTGCGAATCATATCGCCTGGCAGTACGCCGCGGCGCGCGGTGCGAAGCAAGCATCACTCGACTACGTGAAGGGCCAGCGCGACGATGCGGTCTCGGACATGGCCGAAGAGCAGATCCGCCAGAAGCAAAACGTGAACGCGCGGCGGCCGAGCTACCAGGGCGGCGGATCGGATAACACGACGAACACTTCGCTCGGTTCAACGGGGACGGTGAGCTGATGAGCGTTTTTTATAGGTACGACGGGAATGTTCGCAACGGCACCGGCTATGTGATCAGCGGCGCGATTATCTATGTTTGCACGCAGCCCGCGGTCACGAGCACGATCCCGCCTTCACCGCTCGCGACGATCTACTCGGACAATGCAGGCGCGAATCCGATCAATCAGACGACCGCACCACTTCAGACCGATGGCAACGGAAACTTTTTCTTTTACGCGGCGACTGGCGTTTACACGATCGAGATCTACGATCCCTTGAACCGCATCCCGACGACGATCTACGTCGATCAGCAAGTCGTCACGCAAGGCGGCGGATCGGTGACGAGCGTCGCGATGACCGGCGACGGCGTGATCTTCAACTCGACAGTGAGCGGATCTCCGATCACTGCGAGCGGTACACTTGTCCCGGCACTGCTCACGCAAAACGCGAACAAGGTGCTCGCCGGTCCGGCTTCTGGTCCCGCGGCGACGCCGACCTTCCGATCGCTCGTTAGCGCGGATCTTCCCGGCGGCGTGGGAACCGTGTCGAGTGTCGCGGCTTCGATCTCTGGAGCTTCGCTTCTCTCGATGAGTGTTACCGGGACACCGATCACAACGAGCGGGACGCTGGCGTTCACGATCAACTTCGCGAATCAGAACGCCAACACTTTTCTCGCCGGTCCCTCGTCAGGTGCTGCCGGTGCAGTGACGGCGCGCGCAATGGTCGCGGCCGATGCCTTCGGCCGGACCGCGGTCAGCTCCGGCGCATCGGTGAATTTTGACTGCTCGACTTTTCCCTGGCCGACGTTCGATCTCACGCTGAATCAAAACACCGTCTTCACGATCACAAACGCCGTCGCCGGTCAGCACTTTACGCTGGTCATTCGACAGAACGGCACCGGCGGATGGACGCTTACTTTCCCCGGCACCTTCTTTGGCCAAAGCGAGATCGAATCCGGCGCAAGTGCCGTGAGCGTTCAAGACTTTGTTTGCATCTCGTCGTCTGAATACCGGGCCACTGGACCGGGCCAGGTGAACGCGACGTAAACAAGAAGGCGACGAGCCCGCGCGCTCGGTTCTATACAATTCGCGCGGTGCGGCGTTTACTAATGCGCTGCAGGCAAGACGGAGTAACAGATGGCACTTTCTTTGCAAGTGAATCCCGGCGTCAGGGCCGACAACACGCAGAAGTTTATCCGCATTCAGGGAACGATGTCGGTCGTCGGAACGGGGAGCTATCCGGTCGGCGGCTTACCGCTCGACTCGGTGATCCTCGCGCTTCCTGATTGCACGACAAACTCCGGCATCCGCCGCGTGATCCTGACTTCACTCAATGGTACCGGCTATATCTATCAGCGCGTCGGAACCGTCGGCGGCTCGACTGGAACCATGATGATCCTGCAGGTCCCGCCGAACGGCTCGCTCACGACCGCGGCACCGCTGCAACAAATCCCGTCGTCTCTGAATATGCAAGGCATTCAGAACGACTTGATCGACTTTGAAGCGGAAGTCATTCGCAACGCTTAAAACGAGTTGCAGACCTGGCGGCGGGCGGATCTCGGGATCTGCTCGTCGCCTGTTTTCGTGAGGCTCCTTGAATAACGCCGGTACCGCTGAAGCCGAATATACTTCTATAGAGCTCACAGTCTTCGGGGGACTCTTCACAGAAGCGACGCCGGAATCTTTGCCTTCTGGCGCAAGCCCGCTCTCGGTGAATTGCGACTACGATGTCGGCAGTGTCTTCGAGCGGCCGGGACTGCAGTCCGCGTATGTGTTCGACACGTTTATCATCGTGACGCCGAAGTTTGCACAGAGCGTCGCTGATGCTGGCAGCTCCGGCGAGATCGCTTGGCTCAATCCGACAAACGTCGAGCTCAACACGCCAGGCACCTATGCGACCGTGTCGCTGGACTTCGGCACCGGCGGCGCATGGGCTTTCGATCAGTCCGCGGTGCAAGCGTACTTCTCGCAGAGCTCCGGCACGTTCAGTGTGTCGATCACCCCGACGCTTGCTGATGAATGGGGATTGATTCTTAATCAGGGAACGAACTTTTCGGCCGCACCGACCGGCGGCATCAAAGGCGGCGGCTCCTGGCCGACCACGAGTTTCACCGTCGGCACTGGTCCAGCGTATTCAGGAAATATTTTCGACTCGGGAACGGTCAATCCGACCGCGGCTTTCCCGGCCGGAACGATCTCGGGACTTGCCGCACTTTGCGCGTTCTTCACGGACGGACTCGGCACGCCGACATGCGTGCAGAGCAACGAGCAGAGCTGCGCGAGCGTAAACTCACAGACGGTTACGCTGCCGAGCACGACCACGATCGGAAACACACTGATCGCGATCTTTATCGCATCTCAGCCGCATCCGCCAGCGGGCGGCTCCGCGGTCCCGGTGACGATCGCCGACACGCAATTCAATCCTTACGTTTCGGCGATGCAAGCCTTCCAGGCGAGCCGCGGGAGCCCGGTGAATGAGTTCGCAAATCAGATCTACGTTTGGACGGCGCGCATCACGCAGAATGCGAATCTGACGCTGACCGCTTCAAACCTTGCTTCGCTTGTTAACTCTGGCGTGATCTTCATCGGTGAGTTCACTCACCTGCAATCGCCGCCGGGCGGTGATGTCTCGCAGCAACTGCAAGCACTGAACTACGGGCTCGCGCTTAGTCCGTTTCAGCAAATTCTCGGGATTCAAGCTCTCGTCGGCGGACATCAGTCGTCGACTGATCCTTCTGCGCTGATCACTGTGAAGCTTTTCAATGGCAGCGGTGCCGGGACCACATCGTTCACGCAAGCTCTTCCTGGAAGTGATGGGACGACGACTTTCGGCACCGTCGGCGAAACGTGGGGCTTCGATCTCACACCGGCTTTGCTCAATGATCCCGGCTTCGGGATGGAGATTCAAGCAGTCTCGAATGTGCCCGCGACCTTCTTCGTCTATCAAATGCAGTTGAAAATCTATCTCACGCCTTTTCCGGCTCCGAGCTTTCTCTACTTGAAGACTTTTGAGCTCACTGATGGCGCGATCTATAACTTGGCTCTGGCATCAACCGGGACGCTGTATCAAGAAGACGTGATCAATGATCCTGGCGTGCTCTCCGCGGTTTACACGCAGATCGAGCCGAATAGTTTCGCGCAAAGCTGCACGCTCGACGATCGCGAATTTATCGCCGTGTCGGATCTCCAAGAGGGGACCGACATCCCCATCAAATACAATCCGACGGCGATCGTCCCGTTCACGAGGATCTCGCAAGTCGGACCAGGTAATGCACCGAGCGCGTCGACGACGACCGCGGGATCGACGATCGCGACGATCACGCAGCAACCGGCGTTCAGCGTGCCGACCGGCGGCTTCTTACTCGTCAGTGCTGCGCCAGGCGATCACGGCAACTTCGGAACACCGAACACGCCGGGCAACGTGCTCACGTTCGTCTTGCGCAACTCGCAGACACTTCCGACGTGGTTTCAGGTCGGCATCAATGTCGTGATCAAGGGCTTACCGACGCTGAACGGCTTCGACATGAATAACGGGGATGGAACGAATCCAACGTTCTACACCGTGACGAGTGTCGGCGGTCCGATCACCGGACAAACTTATTACGACGCTTTCACCGTCACCGTCCCGTATACGACGTTCATCAATCCGCCGATGCCCGCGGGGATCACCGTGCAAGGCACGCTCGCGACGCTGACGGCAACCGCGCAAGTTCCGAACATCGAAGTCGGATCTCAGCTTCAGATCGCCGGAACCGGCGGCGCGCCGACGAGCGGATACGATGGGACATGGAACGTCGAAGCGACTCCGAACGCCGCGCAAGTTGATATCACCGCAACCGAGCTGATCAACAATGTCGCGATCTACTCATACACGCTCGTCACCGGATCGAATCCCGTCGCCGGGCAATACATCACGATCGCCGGAACCTTCAACGGGAACGGGATCTTCAACCTAAACAATGCGGTGATTGCATCGGCAACGAGCGGGACGTTCTCGATTAATCTGCAGAGCGCAAATATCGCCAGCTCTTCGGAGAATGGCTCGGGAATTATTTTTGGGACGATCTTCCAGTTCGATCCCGAGCAGATCGTCGGCAATAAGAGCGGCGGCACGATCGTCGCCGCGGGCTTGATCGCCGAAGGTCAGAGGCTCGTCGTTTATCAGTTCCTCACCGTCGACGGCTACCTCACACAACCGAGCCCGATCACTACATTTCAGGTGCCGAGCGGTGCGAGCTCGATCGTGATCGGTAACTTGCTCACCGGACCTTCGAACGTCGTCGCGCGTGTGATTAGCTTAACGCTCGCGAACGGCGCGCAATTTTACAACTTAGAGAGTCCGGTCACGGTCACGCAAAACGGCGTGAACATCATCAGTCAATCAACATGGGTGCTCGACAACTCTTCGACCAGCGTGACGCTCACGTTCCAAGATGCCGTGCTCGCTGGCGGCGCACAGATCGATGTGACCGGATCGAACAGCTTCGAGACCGCGGAGCTGGGAAGCTGCACGATGCTTTTGCCATACGCGCAGCGGCTCGTCGCCGTGAATGAGCAGAACAAAGTCACGAACTTCTTGAACTGGTCATTCGACGGCGGGATCGCCGTCGTTAAAGGCGGAAGCTCGGGGAGTGGATCGGGCTCCGGCGCAGTCAATCAAACTTATCCGGCCGGATGGACGATCGATCCTGTTTTCGGTGCAGGCGGATCGGTCGGAAACTCTCCGGTCTTCGGCTTCGCGTACATCATCAACAATGCGACCGGCGTGATGCAATCCGTGTACGGGATGATCGAGCAACCGGCGTACCAGGATTCTTTCGGCGTGCCGATCATTCAGGCGTCGACGCTTTACAGCGTGCGCGTCACGGCATCCTTTAACGGCGTCGTCGCCGGATCGACAAACCTGAAGATCGAGCTCTTCTCGCCAAAGCTCGGGATCGCCGTCGGCGCGTTCTCGATCCTTGTGTCGACGATGTCGACGACGCCGGAGATCTTCACCGGGACACTGCTCACGCAACTTTTGCAACCGGTGCCGAACGATCTCATCTTGCGTATTTGGGCCGGATCGATCGCTTCCGGCGTGATCATCACGATCGATCGCGTCGAACCCTTCCCGACCGATCAGCCGAATTTGAATCAGCAAGTGACGCTGAGCTATCAAGGCGACTTTGAAGCATTTGATCAAGTAAGCGGCGTGATCCAGACCGGCGTGCAGAATCAGCAACCGTGCGTAACGGCGTTTACGCTATTCGAGTCGCTGTACCTCGTGAAGACCGGCTCGTTCATCTCGACGAAAGACAATCAACAAACCGAGCCGGAGTTCTGGCCGCTGCCGCGGCTGATCTCGAACTCCGTCGGCACTCCGTCGGTGTACGGCGTCACTTCCGGCGTGGACACGAAAGGCGTGCAGGACGGCGAAGAGTGGGCTCTCATCGCCGGACAATCCGGTTTGTATATCTTCAATGGCGGCGAGCCGGTCAAGCTTTCAGAAGAGATCCAAAGTCTTTGGGATTACATCTATTGGCTGAACGGCTATTTGCTTTGGGTCGTGAACGACATCTTGAACCGGCGGATTCTCGTCGGCGTCCCGATGCTCACACAAAAAACCGTGAACGGCGTGACGATCCAGAATCCGTGGCTCCCGGCGGGGATTATCCCGACGCAGACGGCTCCTTCGTTCGTGAATTGCATTCTCGAACTGAATTACAAGCAACTGAACACCGCGGGCATGTTGAGCGAGAGGATCGGCGTGCGCACGAGTTACAGCGGCAAACTTGTCGCGCTCGAAATTACGCGGAAGTGGTCACTCTGGACGGTGCAGGCACCGTGTGCCGCTTTCTTGCGTCAGCCCGACGGGACTGCACCGCTCTTCGTCGGCAATTCGGTCAACACCGGAAAGATCTACGAGTTCATCGACAATCTTTTCGAGGATGACGGTCAGGCAATCTATCAGGCGTATCAGACTTTCGGCTTCGTGCAAGGCGAAACCGGCCAGCAGTCGCAGATGGGGCTTGTCCGCTATAACTACGACTTCATGACCATGATCCTCACGCTCGAAGGCACGCTGACGATCACCGTCTATCCAAACTCGCTGCTATCGCCGTACTCGCACACACTGCTCCCGAACCTCGAAGGTCCGATCAATCCGACGACAGTCAACGGGGACATTGAGCTTCCGGTGAACGAGACCGGGAGCCGACTCTTCTTTATGTTCAACTGCAACGCCGTCGGCTCGGCGTTTTCGCTTTCGCGTATCGTCTGCGTGATGCATCAAGATCCGTGGGCACCGGTCCGCGGCGGAAACTACTGATGGCTCTCGATCTCACACGCTATCGCAACTTACTTGGGAAGATCCCCGGCACCGGTGCGTACTTGTCGCAAGCGATGCAAGACATCCAGGATGCCGTCAATCAGGGCTTTGCATCGATCGGGGCTTCCGCGAATACAACACTCGACGCGCCGCCGCCGGTCGGTGCGCTGAACGTGAAGACCGACGGCAACGGCAACGTGCATGCAGTGATCACCGACGAGAACAAGATCTCGAAGCACTTGAACTACTTCGTCGAATACGCAACGAATCCGGCGTTCAATCAATCACACGTCGAGCATCTCGGCGTGAGCCGCACACTCAAACCTTTTCCGCTTCCAAACTTCGACGATAACGGCAATCAGCAAACTTTTTACTTTCGCGCCTATTCGATGTATCCCGGCGGGCAACCTGGTCCGAAGATCAACTTCGGCGCAAAGAACAATCCGACCGCGGTCACGCCTGGCGGAACTTCGCGGATGACGCTGCTCACCTCGACCGGCGCGGGAACAGCTCCGAATACCGGCCAGCAACCGGGCTTGGGCTTCGGCTCAGATCTTGTGCGTCCCGCGGCCGCGACGCAGAAAACGACGGCCGCATGATCCGCGACTTCACGCTCTCCGATCTCCCGAACGCCGTCGAAGTGTTTCAGCAAAACGGACTTCCGGCGAATTGCTTCCCGCCGCTTTACATCGACGTGAACGGCGTGCTCGAAGAGAACAAACTCTTCGTCGAGAAACAGATCATGATGCAGGACGGCGAGCCGGTGATGTCGTGCTTCCTGAAGATCACCGCGGAGATCTATCTTGTGCTCGATCACACGAAAGGCACGCCGGAAGAACGGCTCGAATGGCTGACCGAGATGCGCGACGAGATGGCCGTGCGCGCCGCGACGAAGGGGCTCGACCAGGTCACGTGTTGGATACCGCCGGATCTCGAAAAAAGTTTTGGGCCGCGACTCGTGGATCTTGGCTTTCAAAAGAGCTGGCAGTCGTACACGTTCAACCTGTGATAAGCTACACGGCGAATCGGGCATTAAAAACGTGAAGGGGCGGTCGCGCTTTTATGGCTCTGATTCATTCCATCACAATTTTAGAGCTCGGCGATGACGGGATCTTCCGTCGTATATACGATCGATCCTTCGAAGGTGAGATCCACATGCGCGCCGATCGCAGCGCGCAGAAAGCCGCGAGCGCGAGTTCCGGTGCGGCGCAAGGTGCAGCGTCGGGTTACGGCACCGCGGCGAGCGGGATCTCTGGATCGATCATTCCCACACTGACGCGCCAGGCACAAGGCGGCCAGGGCTTCACGCCGATGGAAAAGAGCAATATGCTCACGCAAGGCGCGGAAGCCGCGGGCGGCGTGAATGCCGGACTCAAAGGAGCCGCGGATCTCGCGACGGCGCGCACAAAGAACGCCGGGGGATTCGGTGCTGCTCTCGACGAAGCGGCGCGTCAGAAGATGCGCCAGATCGCCGGAGTCACACAGAACGTCAACATTGGGGATGCCGAACAAGCGGCAAGGAATCAGCAAGCCGCGCTTGCGAATCTCTCGAAGATCTACGGCACCGATGTCAGCGCGCAGCTCGGCGAAGGCAACCTGGCGAATCAGGAACAGCGCACCGGACTCGAAGCCGGGAATCAGGGCTGGCTTCAGAACACGCTCAACACCATTAAAACGATTGGAAGCTTAGGACGAGGATAGATGACGCTCACGCTTGCCGACGTTCTCAGCGCGCCGACTGATGCCGACCAGCTTCGAGATCATCTGCGTGCGAACGGGACGATCCCGACGCCGATCACGAATCCGATCCCCGGCTCGATGACTTCTCAGCCGGTGCCGGAGAAGCCGATCTCTGCCGATCCGTCGATGACGCCGTCGCGTGTGCCGACTTCCGTGCGGGACATGAACTTGATGCTCGGCTCGCACGAGACGCCGCACACACCGACCGGCGCGATCCCTGATCTGAACGCTGGCGCGCCTAAGTTCATGGCTCCGACTCCTGAACCGGACGCGATCAAGACGCCGACGATCGGACCGCTCGCACCGCTGACCGCGGCCGCAATTCCTTCGAGTGTTCAGCCGAGCGGCTTCATGCGTCCCGAGACTGGCCGCGAGCAATACGAGCGCGAACGGCCGCAAGTCACCGCGACGCCAGGCACGAGCGACTATTATCGGCAGCAACTTGAACGCGACGAGTACGATCGCGCGCATCCATTAGGCGCGGACGTTTCCGAACGGCCGGGCTTTCTCGGCAAACTCGAACACGGTCTTGCAACGGCCGGGAATATTGCCGGTGAAGCTTTAATCCCTCACGTGATGGCGAACATCCCCGGCACCGCGGCAAATAAAGCAGTGCGCACCGCGACCGAAGAGAAAGAACTCGGCGAAGCGGAGACTCGCGAACGCCAGGCAGCGCAAGAGAAGGCACAAGAAGAGAATCTCGCGAGTGAAGAGCGGGAGCGTGTCTCGACGGAAGCGAAAAACGCGGCCGAACAGACGCTCGCGGAGAAGCGCGCCGGTGAGATCGGCAAGCCGACAACGGAAGAAGGCAAAGTCATCGAGAAGCTCATGACCGGCGGCGAAGGCGGTGGACCACAGATCAATCCCGACACGAAGAAGCCGTATACCGACGCGGAAGCTTTCCAGTTCGTCAAGCACGCCGCGGAGAAAACGCCAGAAGGTGAGAAGTCGCTCAGTGCACAAGAGGTAACGCAACTGAACGCCGGGCTGAAGTCGCGCTATCAAGTGCTGAATCCCGGCAAAGAACTCCCGGCCGAGTTCCAGATCCCGGCGAATGCGTCGCAGAAAGATTACGATCGCATCGAGAAACAGCTCGCCGGTACCGAGTCCGCGACGGCGACGAAACAGCAACGGGACACCGCTGAAGCCCTTCGTTTACAAGCGAAGAACGACAAGGAAGAGCAAGAAAACGAAAAGAAAGAAGAGAAGGAAAGAAAATGGGTGACAGGTGAAGAGCCCGGCACCGGCCGCACCGTCATGGTTCCGCTTTCACAAGCGAAGTCGCTCGGATTGCAGAATCTCGCCGAAGCGAATACCGACGACATCAACAAGACGAAGGCGGCGCGTCATGTGGTCCCGCTCTTGTTCAATGGTGATGCTAAAGATCCTGGAATTTATCAAATGGTGCAGAAGTTGAACCAAGAAGGGAAGCTCGGACCGATCGCGTCACGCTGGAACGACTTCATGGCGCGCAAGTATGGCGCGGACGATCCTGAATATGCTGCACTGCGCGCTCGCTTGGATCTCGCGACCACAAAGATGATGCAAGCACACGTGGGAAGCCGCGGCGGCGCATTTATGCTCGAACACTTCGAGAATATCGCGAATGCACGCAAGATGGGAGCGGCTGATCTACTCGCGGGCATCGATCAAGAGATCCGCTACATGCACGACGTAGCACAACAGCCGAGCAGGCAACGGCCGACCGGCGGCGGCGAAGATGGCGGACAAGCGAAAACGGCGACAAGCGCGCAAGTGAGTGAGTTCGCACGGAAGAATGGCGTCTCGTTTGATGAAGCCAAGAAACACTTCGAGCAGTCGAACTATACGGTGCATTAATGGCTGACGGAAAAACCAAACAGCTTCCGAGCGTCGACGAGTTCATGAATCAGTCGCATCAGAACTCGCAATCAATCGACGACTATCTACAGAATGGACCGCCACAAGAAGCGACGGCCGCGACGGCTGAGAATTTGCCTGGCTCGACCGAGCGGCTTCGCGCTGCAGTGAACAAAGGCGTCGCGACCATGCAGGCACCGACGCGCTTCGAGCAGGAACATCCCGCGGTGCCGAAAAACTACGGCTTCACTGTGGGTAATGTGGCGCGTAACGCATACGAAGGTGCGAAGGGACTTGCGAAAGGCGTCGGTGAAGGTGTGTACGATGTCGCGCTCGGCACCGGGCAAGATCCCGAAGGCAATATCACGCACGGTGCAGGCGGGTTAATCGGGCTCAACGAAGAAGGCGAGTTCGCGCCGATGTCGCGAGCAAAGGCTCTCGCGAGTAAGTACCTCATGAAGCCCGCGGAAGAGAGCGGCGGCAAAGCCGCGCAAGCTTTCGCAGAAGGGCATCCGGTCGAAGCGGCCGGTCATGGGCTCGCCGCGGTAATCCCGATGCTCGGACCATACGCGGAACAGCTCGGCGAACAAGCGGGCCGCGGTGATATTGGCGGCGCGGCCGGAAGTGCGGCCGGGACGGCGATCGCCGGTGAGCTCGGAGATTTGGCACGCACGAAAGGTCCCGCGGTCGTCGACAAACTGGCACGCGGGACGCCGATCACCGAAGCGGGCAAGCTCGAAGCCGCCGCAAACCAAGCGCAAGTCGTCAAGAAGCCGTCCATGACCGAGACGGAGTACGCGCAGCGCGTGCAAGACGCAATTCCCGAGCTGCAGAAGATCGCGCAAGACAATCCCGGCCAGATCAAGACGCCGCGGCAAGCTGTTTCGGCGATAAACAACCGGATCAAACAGATCGAAGAGCCGATCTCGCAACACTTGCAAACTCTAAACGCCGATGAGGATGTCGTGCATCCCGATCGCTATCAGCGGGAGATCAATCAGGCGATCGATCAAGAGTTTGCAAAAGATCCCGGTCTTCACAAGCCCGCGGAGATCGAAAAGGCGAAGAAAACTGTCGCCGACTTCATGGGTGATCAGCCGAAGTCGCTGCAGGAGATCGAGAACAATCGCAAGCGACTCAATCAGGACTCGGATGCGTACTATCACACGGACACGGCCGGGAAGCGTGCGATCGATGTCAGTGACGCCACTGCCAGAGCGCAGCGCGCCGCGGCGAATAAGATCCGCGATATTTTGTACGGCAACGAGACCACGCCAGGCGAGCTTGAGAAGGCCGGAGTCTCGGCGCAAGAGTCCAATGGTCAGCCGTTGAACCTTCGCGACGTGCGCAAGCGTGTTGGGAACCTGTTAGAGCTCCGCAATCACTTCGAGGATGCGATCACGAAGGCGGAAGCTACTGGGGACTGGAATCCCTTCCACAAGCTCTTTACCGGTCCGTCGATCGCCGCCGGTGCGATCCCCGCGGTCGCTGGTCACGCGATCGCGCCAGGGATCGGCGGCGTGATCGGTCTGCTCGCCGGTGAAGGTGCGAAGGCGTGGGGAGATTATCTGCGATCGACGAATCCGAACTTAAACGTCGAGAAGATGTTCCGCAACCTGGAACAGACGACGCCGCGGCCGTCGACGCAGATCAAGACCATGACGCCGGTGCATCAGTACGAGCACGCGATCGGTCCGCGCATCCCTGACCACATGGAGCCGATCGGGCCGCAACCGGCACCGGGACGGTTCGAGATGGGCATGAATCCGCCGGGACGGTCCGCGATGTGGGAGCAACAAGTCGGACAGAATCCTACGCTTACTTGGGGCGGGCCGCGCGCGCCGTTTAACCCCCCTATCGGACCGAAACCGGCCGTTGAGCCCATGACGCCGCCGATCGTTGGCCAACAAGCCCGGCTGTTCCAAGAGCAGCCATTCTTCGACGTTCAGCATCCGGCCGGTCAGATCCCGCCGATCCCCGAGATCGGGGGAGTTGGCCGCCAGGGGACCGTCGCGCCGCGGCAACCGGCTCTAAAGCCCGGCGAGACGACCGCCGATCGCTACTTCAACAAGGAAACGGAAGAGTGGGCTCCCGAGCGTCAGAAGATGCACGACGCGATCGCGGAGAAAGAGATCGCCGGAAAGGTACCGCCGACCGATCGGCCGCCGCGCGCCTACATCACCGCGGGCGGCACCGCGGCCGGGAAGACGACCATGACGCGGGAAGTGGTCGGTAACGATCCGAACCTGGTCAACGTCGACAGTGATAAGAACAAGCTTCCGATCCCTGAGTACGAAGGGCTGAAGCAAAGCGATCCGAAGAAAGCCGCGGCGCGCGTTCACGACGAGTCGAAGGCGATCAGTAAAAACATGATCACGCACGCCGTTAAGAATGGTCTCGACTTCATCTATGACACATCGACCGGCGGCGGCGGCGACAAGCTTTTCAAGAAGCTGAAGGATCTCGGTTACGACGTGCATGTGCTCTATGCGGATGTGCCGACCGATGTCGCGGTCGAGCGCGCCGACAAGCGCGCCAGGGAAAGCACTGATCCGATCAACCGTAACCGCTTTGTACCGGAAGGGGTGATCCGCAAGAAGCATGCGGAAGCCGCGCAAGCTTTCCATCAGTTCACCGAGTCACCGCACATCGACTCGATCCGCGCTTTCGATACTTCGAAGCCGAAGCCGGTCGAGTTCTACCAGCGCACCGGCGGCCCTGGGAGTGGAAAGGTTCTGAACCAGGAAGCTTTCGATCGCACAAAGGAGAAAGCGCGTGAAGTGGGAACCACTGAAGCCAAAAAGTGAACCGGAAAAGAAGCCGATCAAAAGCGATCCGTTGAACGCCTATTATGACGAACGCGGCGACGACGACTGGACCGAGAAGGACCTTTCGAAGCTGGTCCGTCCCGGTCATCCGAAGGCTTCTCCGACGGGCTCTTCGTTGGCGACTCGGGATCGCGAGTGAGTCGATCGATCTCTTTGTCGGTCCAGTGATCCCACTGATACTCGGCTGGTAAGTTGTCCATGTTGCACCTCTTCAGTGGTTTTGACGAATTGCGCAAACACCCAAGTACGCAATACCTAAGAGCAATACCCAAGTGCTTCGAGTGGCAAGCCAGAAGCCGGACCAGAGAGCGATGTTCAGAAACCAGTTACGGTCGAGCTTTCGTAGTAGATCCATCATCAGCGTACCTCTAAGATGAAGCTTCGCGAATAGTACGATCGTGGGATTCCGGCCGGGAAGTACGCGCCTTCCGGGAGCATCGCGTATTCCGTCCATGCCATGACGGCCACTTTCCAAAACTTCACATCTTCGAACGGACCGCACGAACCAACCGGAAAGTCGACCACTGCGACGATCTCTTTCCGATCGAGAAAGGTGATCCCTGCGTGGCCCCATTGAATGCTGCGTGTTGCTGGTGTTGAGTAGTTCATTTTCCTTCCCTCAGTTTCCTTTCTACTTGGAGTGTTTGACGGCGACGGTGTTTTTCTCCGTCGCGATTCCGGGCGTGCCGTGCGGGCCGCCCATGTTTAAAACCCATCCCGCGGGACCGCGCATCACGGCGCGGCCGGTCTTTTCTTTCCATTCCTGTCCGTCGCGACCGATCCCTGCGGGGACCAGAATCGTGACCTTGTCTCCGTGCTTGATACTTGCGACGAGTGCTTCAGGTGTGCTCATTTCGACTTCCTTTCTCACGTTATAGCGTGGTCCGACTCCCAAGTACTTTTGCGGTTCGTAGATGATCTTCTTCATGGCGTCCCTCACTGGCAGTTATTGTCGAAACAGCCGCAAGACTGACCAGCATCGGTAAGCGATCCGCACGCTTCGCAGATCTTTGCGCCGCTGAATTGTTCTGTCTTGTAGCGGTCTTTTGAGATCCCGGTGATCTTGAGGATTGCTCCGTTTTTGATTGCGTAGCAGCGACTCGCATCCTTGCCGGGTAGATTGTCGAAACTCACACCGGCGAAGTTGTAAGTCTGCACTGCGCTCGCACGGCTCACGATCGACGAGAAGGTTAGTCGCATAACGTACTCCTTTTGGTTTTTCGGGATTCCGTTCTGGAGGGTGTCTCTCATGTGTCAGAATACCCTAAGAGTGCACTCTGACCTATAGTACGAAGGTACCGTTTAACGCTCGTTTGCTATTAACTCATACGCCGCTTTGAAGCGTGCGCAGTAAGCCGAGAAGTTCTGAGGCTCTTTGTCCAGGATGGCGGGCATCCCTTCGAGGAAGCGGTTCCAGAGTGCCCGGCGGCGCGCTTTAATGAACTCCTGGCGATCGATCTTCTCTTTCGCAGCATCGACGCGGTCGAGAATCCTTGCAGTCGTCCAGTACATACATCCCCCTTGTACGGGGATTATCGGCTCAACGATCGTTGCATGGTATATACCGTTAGTCCTGGTCTGATAGTACTTTAGTTTTGCGTGGTATATACTCGCCGCACGTCCCCGCAATGGTCAGACTGAGGAAGCCGCTCGGCGAGTCCCTCGACGAGCTTCGGAAAGAAGGCAAGGTCCCGATCGCACTCATCGCATGGGAGCCCGGCGACGAGTTCGGCATCTACATTGCGCAAGATGTTTCGGCCGAAGACGCGATCGCGCTTCTCGACAAACTGAACCTGAAGGTGACGCTCAAATGAAGGACTTAACCAGACAAGTTTTCGGAAGACTCACCGCTGCGTGGTCGATCGGGATGGGGAATTTAAGCAAGCAACCATAACAAGCACAAAATCGACGAGCGAGGGGAACCGCGACATGAGTCGTATTGCGATTATCTCGAACTACAACGGCATAGGTTTGCAAAGAGATGCCGAGCTACTGCAAGAGTTTCTCGAAGAGCTCGGTCACGAAGTCTATGGGATTCAGTTCGACGATCCTGACGCCGTGTGTGGGACCGCGGATCTGGCGATCTATCTCGAAGTGGTTCCTCGCGACAAGCTCGGGATCTCGATGCGCCGCTGGCTCTTTGCGAATCACGAATGGGTCAAGATGGACATGGTCCCGGTCGTGAACAAGTTCTTCGAGCGCGTCTTCGCCAAAACGCAAGAAGGAAAGCGCGTGCTCGACAAACTCTTCCCTGAAAAAGTTTTCTACACTGGCTTTATGGCGCGCGATCGGCTGATGAAGGAAGTCGAGAGAAAGCCGTGGTTCCTGCACGTCGGCGGCAATAGTTCCCTGCGCGGCACACAAGCGGTGGTCGACGCCTGGAAGTGGCTCCAGGACGGCAAGCGGATCGATGCGCATTTGATCATCGTTTCGCGTGCGCTGAAAGATCGGCCGCCGCTTCCCCTGGTCACATATCACGAGGTAATCAGCGACGAAGAGCTGCAGTCGTATCAAAACGAGTGCGCTTTCCATCTTCAGCCGAGCGAAGTTGAAGGCTACGGTCACGCGATCCGCGAAGCGATGAGCACGGATAACGTGCTCGTCGTGACCGACGCGCCGCCGATGCACGAGATCCAGGCGGCCGTGTATTTCGAAACGTGCTCGAAGGGGAGTTATAACTTCGCGACCACGTATCAGGTCTCGGCTCTGGAGATCTATAACCGGTGTCAGGAGATGCTCAAACTCTGGCCGGAGTACGATGAGCGCGGTCTTTTCCGGCCGCGCGCCGAGTTCCTCAACGAGAATCGTGCGTTCAAGCAACGGTTCAAAGTGCAACTCGAAGCGGAGAAGCCGCCGCGGCCGACGACGATCAAGAAAAAGAAAGACACGAAGGAGATCGCCTTTCTCGGAAACTTCGAGAATGAAGAGTCGACGGAAAACATGGTCAAGTGGGCTCTCGAAGACTTAGGCCATCAAGTTTGGCCGATCCAGGAGAATCACGTCGGCAAGATGAGCGACATCGAAGACTATACGCGCGGCTCGGATCTCTTCCTCTGGATTCACACGCGCACCTGGCTCAAAATTCCCGACGAACAGATGCACGAGTTCCTTCTCGAACTGCGAACAAATCGGGTGAACTCGTGCTCGATGCACCTCGATCGCTTTTGGGGACTTCCGGCGCGCGAGAAAGAGTTCAGCGATCCGTTCTGGCGCACCGAGTTCGTCTTCACGGCCGACGGCGGAAGCCAGGGACACTTCGACGAGCTCGGGATCAAGCATCACTGGCTGAAGCCCGCGGTGAGCAAGGTGTACTGTCATCCCGGCGTCGTTCGCGACGAGTTCGTCTGCGATGTCGGCTTCGTCGGCGCGCGAGATTATCATGACGAGTACCCTTTCCGGCGGGAACTCGTCGATGGGCTCGAAGAAATTTACGGGAACCGCTTCAAGCACATCACCGGAGTCCGCGGACATCGGCTGAACGACTTCTATGCAAGTTGTAAAGTGGTCGTCGGCGACTGCATCTTCGCCGGTGTACCGCGCTACTGGTCCGATCGCTTGCCGGAAACATGCGGTCGCGGCGGCTTCTTGCTCCATCCGAAGTGTACCGGGCTCTCGACGCCGGTGCCGGTCTACGATCCACAGAATCTCGGAGATCTCCGCTACCATATCGGCTACTGGCTCGCACAAGACGAATGGGTGAGGAAAAACGTGCGCAATCTTGCGATGAAGCACGTGTGGGAACATGATACCTGGACGACTCGGATGCACGAGATCTTTAAAGTGATCTATGGCTGAGAGAAACTGCATGGCGACAGGATGCACGAAGCTCGCGACGAAAGGCGTGCAGCTTTTTTTTAAACATCCCGCAACGGAGAAGACCGCGGAAGTCTTCATCAACATCTACGCTTGCGCCGACCATCAGATCAACGAAGAGATCAATAAGCTTCTCGAAGCGAACTGGCCGCGGCTCACGAAAGGCTTCAACCTGCACGGACTGACTGACGAAGTCATGATGTTCCGCTGGCAATGGGTGCCGATCGACGCGATCGAGGAAGCCATGAAGACGCGACTCGCGGAAACGAACGAGGAAAACCCTTATAGGATGTGAGCCATGTACGATGTGATCTGGCACGCGCAAGAGACGGATCGCGGTTATTACAACTGTACGCACATGATGAACGAGCTCTTCGACGCGCACAACTGCGACCACTTCGGCTTCAAAAACATTCCCGAGAATCTGAACGATGGCGGCGCGATCGTGGTCGTGCATGGCGGCCGCGAGCCCGGTGCGATCGATCGGCTGAACCGGGACATCGAGAGGCTAAAATGGGTGTTGCTCGTTTTTCTCGGCGACGAAGAAGGCTCTTTCCCGATCGAGCTCGTTGAACACGAAAACAAGTGCGTGTGGATTCAGGAGCCGCGCTATCCTGAGCGGCACGACGGAGCCGATCGCTACATCATAGACGGCTATCCGCATTATTGCTCGCGGCGAGCGCGGCCGCGGATCGAAAAAGATCTCGATTGGGTGTTCGCTGGACAAGTGACGCACGTGCGCCGCCATGCGTGCGCGAACGCTTTGCGCTCAATGGATTGGGGCGGCGTCGTGGTCGAATCAAAAGGTTACTGCCAAGGAGTCTCGATCGGCGAATACTATCGATTGTTAGAACGTGCCTATCTTGTGCCGTGTCCATCGGGACCGCTATCACCGGATGCTGCGCGGCCCTGGGAAGCGCTTGAGTGCGACGCGATTCCGATCCTGGATAATCTTAGCCCGGTCCGCGAAGGTCCCGACTTCTGGCCGCTCGTTCTCGGCGAGCATCCCTTGCCGACGATCAGCGACTGGTCTACACTGCCGGGACTTTTGAAGGAGCTCCGCGCACGGTACGAGGAACTATGGCCGGTCTGCGAGCAGTGGTGGAAAAAGTACAAAGCCGACTTCATGACCTGGCTTCCGGCCGACGTGCGAAAACTTCAGGAGAACGCGCGATGACGCTTCCGATCACCGCGATCGTGATCACTTCCCCGATCCCATCGCATCCGTCGACGGCAATAATTCACGAGACACTTCAGTCGATCCGCTATCACTTGCCGGATTGCGAGCTTCTCGTTCTCGCCGACGGCGTGCGCGAAGAAGAGATGGATTGCCGTCCCGACTACATGGAGTTTTTGAGCAAGCTCGCAAGCGACGAACTCTTCGGCTACGGCAAAGCGATGCTTCTCGCTTCGTTCGAGCATCGGCATCAGGTCGGCTTGATGCGCCGGTTCTTCGACCACATCCGCTCGCCGCTCTTGCTGTTCATGGAGCACGACACGCCGCTCACGACCGATCCGATCCCCTGGCAGAACTTGTGCGATGTGCTTCTGAACACCGGCGTCGATTACGTGCGCTTCAATCCTGAAGTGCAGATCCATCCCGAACACATGCACTTGATGCTCGACAAGATCTATCCTTACGGCGTCCCGCTGATGCGCACGATCCAGTTTCACGCACGGCCGCACCTTGCGACGAAGCGGTTCTATGAGAGACTGCTCGGAAAATTCACGCCTGGCGCGAATTGTTTCATCGAAGATTACGCGCATTCGGTCTGCCAGGTTGAGGGATGGGACGCCTGGCCGCTGACGATCTACGCGCCGGATGGAAACCAAAAACGAAGCCGTCACACGAACGGCCGCGAAGGCTCGCAAAAGTTTGACGATCGCCAGGTATTCTGATGCCGACAAAGCCCGACTTTGGTCCGTATAAAAACGCGGACGAGATCCCCGAAGAGGAACGGAAGTACTACTACATCATGGATAAATTCAGACCAGCGGATTCGATCGAGTTCGTCGAAATAAAATTCAATGAGATCTGGCCGGTAAAGATCCCGCGCTTTCTGTACGAGTATCACAGTTGGTGGGATTATTGGGAGCGTGATTGTCATCTCTCGATGCAGGCGAACTTGAAGCCAGGGATGCTGCTTTACGATGTCGGCGCATTTGACGGCTGGCAATCCGCGGTCTTTTCGCAGATGGTCGGCGGGCCAGAGAATATGGTCTTGATCGAGCCAGTCCCTGAGATGTGGGCAAACACGAAGCTCACATGGGATAAGAACGTACTCGCGCCGCCGAAGGCTTCGTTCGTCGGCTTCGCGGCGAATTACGACAAAGATCCGAAGCTTTGGGTGAACACCTGGCCGACAGATCTCGATTATTCGCAGATCCTCAAGGCGATCAAGTTTCGCTTACTCCACGAGCACGCGGACCACACTCCGGCGATCATGATCGACACGATCGGCGACTCCATCGATCCGCCGGATGCGCTTCACATCGATGTTGAAGGTGCGGAGCTCGAAGTTCTCCGCGGCGCATATCACACACTGAAGATCAAACGGCCGCTTGTGTGGATCGCGGTTCATCCGCAATTCATGCAGGATCGCTTCCAGACCGTACCCGACGAGCTTGCCTGGTACATGAACAATCTCAATTACACCGGGAAACTTCTCGCCACTGATCACGAAGAGCATTGGTTTTGGGAGCCGAAAGAATGAGCGATCGCGAAACGGTCTGGAATGAAGTCGCGGTAGCGTGTCCAGAGTTCACGCACGAGCACGATGTTAGTGACAACTTCCACGCCGTCGGAGAAATTGTTCTTGGCGGATCGCTGACCTGGAAAGCGACGAATAATTTCTTTTATCCGCGGCCGGGAAAGCGCGTGATGGATGTCGGCGCGAACGCCGGGATCTATTCCGCTTTTTGTGGCATTCATGGCGCGTCGGTCGACGCTTACGAACCTTTCCCTGAAGTGTACGACTTACTGAAGGGCATGGTCGGTCGCACCGGACTCGCGGGGAATGTGAAGACTCACAATAAAGCGATCTGGACTTACACCGGAAGCGTCGCGTATATCGGACACCGAATCGTGAATCCAGATGTAACTTCTTATAACGGCGGGCTCTTGAGTAGCGGCGTGCATTGGACGACCGCGGACTTTGATCGAGCGATCTGGACTGACTGTATTTCGTTCGAGGATGCGATCGGCGGTGAAGAGTGGGACTGCGTCAAGATGGATGTTGAAGGTGCGGAGTTCGAGATCTTGCTCGCGACACCGGAAGAAGCACTGCGAAAAATAAAATTCATGTACGCAGAGTTCCACGATTGGGCCGAGCAAGACTTGCACGATGAAACCATGAAGAAGCTGCGATCGATCTTCAACGTACACACCTTCCGCGGCCAGGAAACGATGCCGAAGTACGAATGTGTTTTTGTTTTTCGGAAGGGAATCCATGAATGAAGTGATCGTGATCCCGACGTACAAGCGCATCCCGTTCCTGATTCGAGTGATCGAGCAGATCCGTCAGTTCGACAAAGAGACCGGGATCGTGGTCTTTCCCGATCGCGGCAGCTCACACACGGCCGACTATGCCTTCGTCGCCGACTACTTCAAGCGTGAAGGCTTGACGATCCTGTACGTCCCGGCGCACGATTATTATGGGAATAGCTATAACGCACTCGAAGCTTTGCGATGGGCTTATAACGCTGGCTTTGATCTCGTTCACTACATCGAAGACGATGTGATCGTGCATCCCGATTATTTCGCTTGGCACCGGCGCATGCACGAAAACTTCGAGGACATCTTCGCGTCGATGGCGTGGGTGTTCAATCGGCACACGCCGCTTGTCGAAGCGGAGCTCTTCCAACCCTGGTACTACGCGATCGGGACGTGCTTCCCGCGGCGATCGCTTCAAATGCTGATGCCGCACTGTTGCCCGCTTTACTATCAGGACATGCCGGGATACATCGCAAAAGTTTTCGCTGACTCGAAAATGAACACGCCTTTCGGGATCGAGCACTTCGAGCAAGATGGTTTGATTCAGCGCGTGATCGATCGAGCGAAAGTGCAAACGGTATCGGCCGGTCTCGCAAAATGCACGCATCTCGGCGCGTTCGGCTATAACCGCGGATGGGACTACGAGCAAGAGCTCTTCGAGGGATCGGTCACGCTCACGCACAAGTTGCAGCGCATCACCGAACTCTTCAACGATGAGCACTGGCGCGTCGAGATCTTCGGCCGCGACATCGTCGAGCGCGAGGTGCATCACGAAATACCTGAAGTGAAGCATAAGTATCGCGTGAAGCTGCCGGGCGGATTCGAGAGCGAGTTCGAGAGCGGCGTGCGCTTGCGGCGCGTCCCATCGAAGATCAACTCGGTTCCTATGCCGCGCGATGCCGAACTTGTGTTAGTCTCTTAGCGAATCGCCGCTCACTTAATCGGGGTGAGCTCCAATACTTTCCTTTTGGAGTCGTCCCGATGCCGCCTTATAACAATCAGCCAGGTGTCGCCGTCCCGATGTTGCCGCTCGCGAGCGTGCCGGGACCGCCAGGACCGCCGGGATATGCCTTCGGATCTCGCGCGCTGAATCAGCCGACATGCCGGATGATGGTCACGAACTCTTCGGTCAGCTCGAACGTGGTCACGCTGACCGTGAAGGTCGTCGAAGGAAACATTCCCGCCGTCGGCCAAACGCTCTATATCTACGCGACGACAAACAGTGCAGGCGGGCTCAACGATTCGACCGGGACGATCACGATCGCGTCAGTGTCGATTAATGCGACGACCGGGATCGGGACGATCACTTACGCGAAAACGGTCGGGAACCAAGCATCGACGCCGGATGTCGGTTACGTGCTCGCGCCGGTGCCGGAAGTAGGTGAAGCTCTTACCGGTTCTTCGCAAAAGAGTCAGCAATTCGCCGTCAGCGGCTACGGTGTTTCCTGGGCATACCTTACGCCGTCGGCACCGGTGTCACTCGCGATTCAACTTGAAGGTGCGATCGGTGATAGTGACGGCGAGTACACGCTCATCGGCACTTCACAAACGACGGTGTCGAGCTCGGCATGGACCGAAGTCTTCGCCACACTTCCCGAGAACGTTAACTTTGTGCGCTTGCACGTCACGGCATCGAGCGGCGGCACGCTCCCGACGATCATCGCAAAAATACAACTGACCAGGAGCTAAACCCTTGTCGAGTGGCTCCAATCGTTTCTTGTTCGACTCTACCGGTGCATTGATCGTCACGAGCTCCGGCGGCGGCGGAAGTAATGCCAATATCACCGAAGTCGCCGGAAATACGATCGCGCCGACGACTGCAGCCGCGCTTCCTGTCGAGATCTTCGATGGTACGAATCCTTTGGGAGTGGCCGGTAATCCACTTGTAGTTACTCCCGCGGCTCAACCGTCAGCCCATACGCCAGCGGCACCGGCGGCCGCGACAGTCACTAATGTCAGCGCGCAAGTAGTAGCCGCGAACTCAAGCCGGACCGGGATCATTTATCTCGTTTTCGGTGCTAATGCGGCAGTCGTGGGATCTGGCATCGCGCTTTTTCCAAACGGCGGTGTCTTCCAAATAGGATCGGCAGGACCGCAAGGCGTACCAGGACCGCCAGGGCCGCGAGGACCGGCCGGACCTGCAGGGATCTCGCGAGAAGAAGTCGAGAATTTGATCGAAGAAAAATTTCGGGGAGTTGCTCGTAAGGAGTAAATAATGGCCGTGCCGGTTTTTGTATCCGACAAATTTGCTCGTGCGAACGGACCGCTCGGCTCGAATTGGGGTAGTCCAATTCCGAACCATGCGGAGTTCTCCGGTTGGACCGGAACGCCGCGAGGGAACATCGCGATCCTGAACGGCGGCGTCGGTCCCGATAACACGAACGGTTTAGACTGCGCAATTCTTTGGAATGGCGGCCAAACTTTCGCCGCGAATCAGTGGACGCAAGCAACGATCAAAACAGTCGCCGCACCGACTGCAACTCTCACGATCACCGCGGCGACTCAATCAGGCGGGAACACAACTTACACATATACAGTGGCGAGTGGAGCGGTCGCGCTTCCGATCAGTGGTGGTGCTTTATACGTAATCGTCTCGGGGATGCAGAATGCCGGGAATGATGGGAACTTCGTCCCTACAAGTTTCGGAGCGGGGACTTTTACCGTCGCGAATGCTTCCGGCGTGACCGAAGCGGGATCGAGCGGCACAGGCTTCTGCGCGAGTGATTCAGGTGCCGGAGTCGGCGTGCGGATGAGCGGCACGAGTGCGGCGACGCTAAACGGGTATTTCTTTCATGTGGGAACAAACTCTTTCGGCGGCGGCGGTCGAAAAGCCTATTACGAACTTTGGAAAGTGGTAAACGGCGTCGGAACGATCCTGGTCGGTGCGAATGACACGACACTCGGACAAACGCTTCCGCAAAATGGAGACGTGATCGGGATCTCGGTCGTCGGCTCGGCGATCACCGCTTTCTATAATGGTGTAATTCTGGCCGGTGCAGATCCGAGTTATGGCACGACGAACAATCTTTTTCAAACTTCCGACACGAGCATCGCTTCAGGCGGCGGTCCCGGTATTTGGGCATTCGCGGTCGGCGGTGAGTTCGAGTATGTTTTCGCAGACTGGTCGAGCGGGAGCACGCAGTTCGCCGGGAATAATGGCACGACGATCACCGACTTCCGCGCTGGCGATTCGCCAGCAAATAACGGCGGGAGTGATCTCTTTGTTCAAGGTGCGACTGGCGCGTTCTCGACTGGCGGGACTGTCGCCTTTCCATCAAACAACACGGCGCACAATATTTTGATCGCACAGCAGTTGTATTCATCAGGTACGGCGGCACCGGGCTTGCCGACCGACTCGCAAGGAAACTCTTATAACTTTGTTGCTGAACTCGCGCACATAAACGGCAACACGACACGCATCTGCTATGTGCTGAACTGTAAGGCAGGCGCGAACACCGTTACTTTTCCCGCGCAAGCTGGCGGCTTCGCTTATGGTCAAATCGCCGAGTACACCGCGAACGCGAATGCTTCACTGGACAACTCCGGCGTTAGTGTGATCTCGCCGAGTGCCTTCACAACTGAAGCGCAAATTATCCGAACGGGATCGGGCGGCGTGCTCGTGATCGGGAACCTGTTCACTTCCGGCGCGAACATTCCCGCGGCGAGCAGCATCTTTGGGCTGACTTCAGATTGGGCTTACAACACAAACACGTACCCGACGACTTTCGTGCTTGCATCAGCGCAGCTTCCGGTCGGTGTGAACAGCATCGGTGCTGGCTTGCAAGCCGGAGCGAGTGTTCTCTCGATTCAACTTCTCTCTTTCAATCTCGGTTATTCGATCAGTGGCAGTACCGCACCTGGCACGACGATCAGCTACACCGGCACTTCGTCGGGATCTGTGACCGCGGACGGCAACGGAAATTTTTCGATCAATGGTCTTGCGAATGGATCTTATACGCTGACGCCGAGCATCGGTGGGCACATCACCTTCGTACCGGCGAGCAGTGCTGTCACCGTGAGCGGTGCGAGCGTCACCGGGATCATTTTCGGTGCAGTTCCATCTCAAGTCGGCAATATAATTTTGACGAAGATCTCTTCGGATAACTTCACGCGCGCAAACGAGAATCCGTTAAGCCAAGGTGGAAACTGGGCTACGGTAGTGGCCTTCGCTCATCTGCAAGTGCTCTCAGATGTGTGTGAAGCGACCAGCGGAACAGAGAATTTTAACTATGAGACTTATAACGTCGGGTGTCCAGCGAATCAATATGTAACGCTCATCTTGGGGGCGTTCACAAACGGTCCAGTCAATTCCGGGGAGTTGGATGCTGTCCTTCGAGCAGATGCTACAGCGGACAACGGCTATTACTACGATATCACTGCGAACGATGACGGCACGACTGGAATCTTTTCAATAAGTGCTCTTATAAGCGACACATTTGTGGACGACACGATTTTCGGAACTTTTCCTTGCGGTCCAGGCACGAGCCTCACAGTTGCGATCATTGGTTCGACGATCTACTGCATTCTGAACGGGCAACTCATCGGGCAGATCACCGACACGCAACTTGCGAATGGGGCACCTCAACTTCAAATTGCACCAGTAAACCTCGGAGACATGACCGTAACTTATTTTGAAGCCGGTTCCGCGGCCCTCGCTGCATCAGGGAGCGGCGGCGGCTTCGGTCCTGGTAGTGGCGAAGGTGGAACCAGACCGGGACCGTTTAACTTTAACTTTGGCTTTTAGGGAAAAACGCATAGGATGCCCGCCAGGCGACGGTCGGCGGCATATACCTGTAATCAGCGGATCGGCTTCCGATCGTGCGGGAACGGCAGGGAAAGCGGCCGTCCTATTCAAATAGAGAGGGGTTTCAGATGAGAAAGGCACTTTTTGCTGTTTTGGCGGTCCTGGCTCTGGCCGGACTCGGCCGGGCTCAATCGAACTGCGTCACGAGTGCGCCTTCCCAATGGACCGGGACCGGCTTCTCGCCGCAAGCGACCACGTTTTCGACGGTCCCCTTTATGATCGCGGCGACGGCGGCACCGACGGCCGGAAGCGGCGGTCCAGTCTTCTCGATCTCGCAAAACAACCTGAACGGACTCACCGGGAATCAGTACCCGCAAGCCGCGGTGCTGATCCGTCAAAGTGAGAATGGCTTTTGGGAAGTTTACAACGGCACGAGCAACACCTATACGCATAACACGGCCGTCCAGTGGCAAGTGAACACGCCGCCGAGCGGTCCGAACTTCCAGGTCACGCCGGTCATTCCACAAAAGACTTACCAGGTCACGATCACGACCGCGGCCGGGACGCCTTGTGCGAGCGGATGCCTTCTCACCGCGGCTGGCGGTAACGCTTTCCGGTCGACGGCACCGGCGACGACGCTCGGCTTCTGGAATCTCGACCAGAGCTCTACGACGAACGCGCCGCTGATGATTTGTGGCTTCGCGCTCGCAATGCCAAACCCGATCATCTCGACGCTCTCACCGAACTCGGGACCGATCGGATCGCTTGTGAGCATCACCGGATCGAACTTCGGCGCGAGTCAGGGAAACTCAACGGTCAGCTTCGGCGGCGTCCCGGCGACTTCGATTCAGGCATGGAATGCGACTTCGATCACTGCGACAGTCCCATCAACGGCCAACAATGGGAATGTGATCGTGACGGTAAATAATCTGATCTCGAACGGTATCGCATTCACCGTCACGCAAAGCGCGAATCCGAATCCGCCACTCGTCGTCTCTGTTTCACAGACCGCGCAACTCGGTCTTGCGTGTGGTCCGAATCAGCCGCCGCCAGCGAATCATTCGGTAAGTCTCACCTGGACGGCTTCCACAAGTACCGGGATCACCGCTTACGACGTTTATAGATCGACGACTTCCGGCGGGAGTTATCTGAAGCTCGGAAGCACGACCGCGGCGGTACTGACTTACACGGACAGCACGGTCGCACAAGGAGCGACATACTTTTACGTCGTGACCGCGGTCGCTGGCGCGCAAGAAAGTGTGTACTCGAATCAGGTCAGCGCATCGATCCCATGAAGGAACGGCTGAAGCCAGGTCCGAAAGGTGATCACGGCTACTTCAAGCGGCGCGTGATCGAGCAGATTATCCGCGGTCTCTCTAACAAAGAGATCGCGGATGTTCTTGAAGTAAGCGAGCGGGCGGTCAAGTGGCACGTCGCGAGGATCATGCACGAGCGCGGTCTCTACGGAAGCGCGGATGCACGTCGTCTCGTGGTGACGCTAATGAAAGAGCAGATCGCTTACCGGATGTGGCTTGATCGCAGCGTGGAAGAAGTGATACAAAACTAAAACGTCAAGGATGAGTGAGCACTTTCAGCTCAAAGAGTTCGAGCACGACGAGCCGATCCCGCAAGCGATCGTCGACTCTGGAATATTCGAGGAACTCGCCGAGAAAGTTCTCGAACCGATCCGCGCACTTTTGGACAATCGGCCGCTGATCATCACGAGCGGCTATCGCTCGGCAAAGACAAACGCAACGATTCACGGCGCGCCGGGCTCGCAGCACATCGCGACGCCTTTCTACGCGGCCGCGGACTTCATCTTCGAGACGAAGGTCCCGACGCTCATCACGTTTCGGATGGCATTCGATAAAATTCGGATGAGCTACATCCCCTTCAATCAGTTGATCCTTGAACACGGCCAGCTCGGGACGAGCATCATTCACGTGTCGATCGATACATCGACGCCGGTGCGGGAAGCTCTCGAAGGTGCGACGTATAACAGAACGGCTTACACGCGATGGGACACGTCGCAGATCCAGGAGAGCGCGTGACTCACGGAGCAACTCGCGGACATCGGAGAACTCATGAGTGAAAAAGGAACCGTTAAGTGGTTTAACAATTCAAAGGGTTTTGGTTTCATCGGCCGAGATGGTCGTCAGCCCGACGTTTTCGTACATTTTTCCGCGATCGAGACGGAAGGATATAAGACGCTCAACGAAGGCGATCGCGTCGAGTTTGAAGTGATCAAAGGTCCGAAGGGACCACAAGCGGAAAAAGTTCGCGTAGTCTCAGCGTAAAGGGGTGAGTGATGGAACGTCGAGCTTTCATCAGCACGAGCGGTGCGGCGATGCTGTTTCTCGCCGGGGGAGCAACAATGTCCCTTGAAGGATGCCCGACAAACGTGTGGGACGATCTGAAGACCTGGATACCGGAAGGGATCTACGTCGTCGACACGATCGTCACGATAGTCAATCCCGCGGCCGGTTCCGTCCTGGCTCTCGCTTCTGCAGCTCTGCCGAAGCTCTGGACCGCGGTCGAGGATGCAGTCACGGAGTATCAGTCGACGACGCCGCCGCCGACCGGCACGCTTCAGAAAGTCACGACTGCTTTACAGGATCTCTCGGATCAGCTCTCGGAAGTGCTCGCCGCACTGCCGGTGAGTGTACCGTCGATCGACATTTTGCTCATCCAGACCGGCTTGAAGCTTGTGATTGCGACGCTGAACTTCTACATCAGCAAGACTGGCGGGACGCCGACGGTGAAGGCAAAGACCGCGATGGTAAAGGGACCAGTCGTGCAAGCGGCGACGAGTCGCGCCGACTTCGTCAAAAAGTTCAATGCGATCGGTCTCAAGCGCGCCGACGGCACACCTGTCACGCTGAAGTAACATCGCTGAAGTAGAGTCTCGGCACGGTCAAGGAGAGATCATGTACGACAAAGACGCGCCGGAAATCGGTCCAGCTCAGCATCCCGGCTTCGACCATTTTCCGCCAGGATCTTCGCAGTTCATCGATCATCCGTCGCATGCTAAGCCAGGGATTCACGTCTTTCCCGACAAGTTGCACGTCGTCACGGTGATCGAGAATCCCTTGCGCTGGCGATCGCGGTACTGGAATTACAACCTATTCGAAGCGATGGTCGAGCGCGCCGGTGCGATCCTCTACACCGTAGAGATCGCGTTCGGCGATCGCGCCTTCGAAGTGACGCGGCCAGGACATCCGCGACAGTTGCAGCTTCGGACGACGGACGAGCTCCTGCACAAAGAGAACGCGCTGAACCTTGGCGTCGCCGGGCTCTTGCCGCGGGACTGGAAGAAAGTCGCCTGGCTCGATGCCGATGTGCAATTCCAACGGCCGGATTGGGCACAAGAAACGCTGCACCTTTTGGAGCACTACAAAGTTCTGCAGATGTTTTCGCACGCGCTCGATCTCGGTCCGCAATCTGAACCGCTGGACATGAACGAGAGCTTTATCAGTCACGAGCTCTCGATCGATCCGCCGCACCTTCCGCAAACTCCGGCGGCGCGCACCGAACGGCGGCGGAAGAAGTGTTGCAAGTGTCCTGATTGTCCGTGTTGTCCGTGTCACGATCCCTATGGACCGAGCGGCGGCGGAAAGCTACATCATCCCGGTCTTGCGTGGGCCATGCGCCGCGAAGCGTGGGACGCCGTCGGCGGCTTGATGGATCAGATCATGGGCGGATCTGCAGATCACTACATGGCGCTCGCGCTGTTCAACTTGATAGCCGAGAAAAAGAACGAGACGAAAGGCTATCGGTACCTGAACATTCACGACTTTCCCGAAGGTTACAAACGGCCAGTGCTTGAGTGGCAGCATCGAGCGGAGCGATTCATTCGGCGCAATGTCGGCGTGATGCCGGGCTTGATCACGCACTACTGGCACGGACCAAAACAAAAGCGTCAATATCTCGTGCGCGCAAAGTTCCTCGCGCAGATGGGCTTCAATCCGATTCACGATCTGAAGCGCGACTGGCAAGGGCTCTGGCAGCTTCACGACGACGGATCTCCGCGGTCGATCAAATTGCGGGATGGACTAAGGGTTTATAGTCGTTTAAGAGATGAAGACTCGAACGAAGCGCAGAAGTGGAACGTCTAAAAGAGCTTCGCTTCATCGATCGCACGATTGCGACCTTTTTCGGTGAGCTTGTAATACTGACGATCGTTGCCGGTCTCTTCACAGAACCGCTCACCGGCGACGTAGATCTCTAACTCACGGACCAGATTCTTAAAAAGGCTTGAGCAGTTTTGCACCGGGCAATCGATGAGATCCGCGAACTCGAAGCTCGTGAGTCCATCGCCGTGAAGGTAAAGCGCGTGCCGGATCTGCATCTGCCGGTTCGGAGCTTTTACCTTCGCCGCGGCGCGCTTCGAGGTGTCGGGATCTTTGCGCCTGGCGTGCGCCGCGTCATTGTACGGATCATCGCTCTTCGTCTTCATCAGCTCCGGCTTCTTCGGTGCGGGCTTCGGCGGATCGACCGGCTTGATAAAGAGGTGATGCTGATTCACATTGAGCTTTCGGCGGCTCATTGCTGGATCTCCCGCTTGTGGTAGTGATACCCGGCGGCGAAGGCGGCTTGATACATCGACGCTTGCATCACAAGTAACTTCCTGAACTCGATCGGGATCACGGAGCCATAGTTGAGCCGGTTCGTATCCCCAAGTGCGAGCATGATCGCGCCTTCGATCATTAGCTGAAACTCTGAAAGATCGAGTATCGCATCGACCTTCGTGTTCGCGGCATCCGCCGACGCTTGCTCCCATCGTTTTTTGTCGATCGTGAGCTTCATCAGTTCACCGTTTTCTTCTTTGCGAGCTCTCGTTCGTATATCCGGCCGATCGAAAACGCCATGTGGAAGACCGCGGCAAGCCCGGCACCGATCGCATGAATTGCTTCGCCGCGCTCGGCCGCTTCGAGCGTGTTGTGCATCTGATGACCGATCGCTTTCAGATAAGCAGTGTTGTGAATAAGCTCGTGTGCGAGCTGGCGATCTTCTTCGAGCTCCGCGTCGCCTTTCATGAGGTACATCGAGCTCACTTGTGAAAAGATCTCCGCGTCGAATTTATCCGGCATCTCTCTTTCTTCCTTTCTTGAAACTTCCGAGATCTTCGCGGATGCGCTTTGCCAGGTCGACGACGATGCGCCACTGTCCATCGTGCTCACCTTGTTCAAGGGGTGTCGCTTCCGCTGGATCGTAGAATTGCCAGCGTGCATTGAAGTCGATCACGGCGTCGCTGATCTCGCGCAAGTAGTCGACCGATCCCGGCTTCTTCATTAGTCAGGCTCCCATCCAAGATGCTCTTTCCCGCAAAGCGGGATGTGATTGACGCGGATCTCGCGCTCGACCGGCGCGAAGGGACCTTTCTTCTCGCGGACTTCGTGAACGCAGAACGGCATGCTCTTTTTGTTCGGCGTCGCGTACCATTCGACGTATTCGCCGCACCGCTTGCACTTTGACTCGCCGGTATACTCATATCCGCGGGCTTCGAGCCCCTGTCGCGTGTCGGGGAGTGGCATCTACTCTTCGTCTTCCTCTTCGGGCTCGTCGTTTATGCCCGCGAGCTTCAACTGCGCCGGTTCGAGCTTGATCCAAAAGTTACCCTTGTCATTGTTTTCGGCGAAGTGCAGCACTCTCCTTGATCGCTCTACTTGCGCATTGAAAGAAAGCCGGTGAACCTTTCGCGACTCGCCTTCACCTTTGCGCTGGATCACGTCAATGTGTGCGCCGATGATCTGCGCGTGTTCGAGTACGACCATAGGCTCTGGCTGATCGTGCGCCGAGTAGAAGATCACGTTCATCGCCGGAACGTCTTTGAGTCTTTGCCCGGCGACGTGCGGCTTCATTGTCGCCTTCAATCCATTCGCGAACTCTTTCGGGAGAATTGGCAAGTGCTCTTTTTCGAGCGGCGCGGTCAGCTTGTAAGAGATCAGCTTCTTTCCTTTGGCCGTCTTCACGAAGACCGCGGTCAGGAAGTACGATTCGAACATCTCACCGACGACTTTCGGCTTCGGCGGCTGTTCGATCAGAAGCGAAGATCCTTGCTCGACGACCTTCGTCTCATCACCGGCCGCTTTCTCTTTCGCGTCGCGCTGCTCGTCCTGTTTGGCGAGTGTGCCGGTGAACTCTTGCTCTCCTTTCTCCCGGTGATTCGCGAGGGTGAGATTCGACTTTCCGGTACGCTTCGGCGCGTGCTTCCGGTCAGGAAGACGGCTTCCTTTCTTTGCCATTCGCTTTTTCCTTTCGATTGTTAGGTGGGGACTTGCACCGTGGTATATACCACGAAGGAGCTCATCTCGCAATCTGTTCCCGGCCGGTATTTACCAGATGGACGATCGTCGTGTGATGGCGGTGAAGTGCTCTTCCGATCGCCGGAAAGGTGAACTTACGTGCGCGAGCCCTGATCGAGATCTCGCGCCGCGCGTCGACCAGATCGACATGCTGGCTTGAGCTGATGATGTCGTCAACGTGAAGCTTCCGTTCCTCTGCGACAAGCGCGATGATCGGATAGATCCTCTCGGTCGTCACGTCAGACGCGACTCGATTGTCGAGTTGTGTTGATGTAAGCAAGCGGACCTGTGCCTGGCAGTCAGGGCAAAGCTTGCCGATCAGCGCGAGTAGTTCTTGAAGGTAGATCTCGTCAATTAGGATCTGTTTCATGGCGTCATGGTCAGGTATATACCCTAAGCGTGTCCATCCGAGTACGAGTAGTACCTTCCTCAAATTGAGGAAAACAACCCCTTTCGAATCAATGTCGAAAATAAATTATCACATTTTTTCCACAGAAAATTGAGGATTCACAAGGGTTTCCCAAGTTTCGGGTTTATTGTTTTTCGAGCTTTTCGTCTTCTCTTCATGCTCTTCCCAAAGAAGAAACTTCTACAAGATCTTCGATCCAGGATTGAACCTTTCGAGCCGCCGCCGGTCTTCCCGCGCATCTTCAACCGTGCAATATCTGAAGCCGACGGTCCCGAGAAGTTTCGCGTCGATGAGCTCAAGAGCGATCCCATGATGGTAAGCGGAGATCTTCGCGCCGCGATCCTGGCGATCGAGAAGCTCGCGAATGAACCGTTCCCATTGTTTCGGATCTCGGTTGATCATCGGAGCGAGTTCAATTTGAAGCCGCTGACGCGAGTGTATTCGCGCACGTCGGCATCGTTCGGATCACGATCATGCAATACTTCGGCGTCTTTCTCGTCGATCGTGCGGATAAGCGTAGCTTCCTGCTCATCGACGATCATGTAGTGCTGGATCACCACACGGCGCACTTCGCGGACTACGGCTTTAACTTTCATGTGTGGTTCTCCTTGTGAAGTGAAGCTCCCGGCCGTGCTTTTGCCGGTGACAAGGCTCCTTCGAGAACATCGAATGCACGAGCCGAACGTTTGTGCAGTACGAGCCGTCGGCCAGGATGCGAGCGTAGCAGTCGCACCGGTGATGTGGTGAGCCGCCGCGGATGTGATCATAGTCGCCGTCGCCGGATCGGACGCGCTTCCCGCATATCTTGCACAGTAGATCAGGTGACATCGCGAAGACGAGCTCGCGCTGACGTGAGCGATCCTTCCCGCGTAAATAGATGTGACCAGCGATTGAGACGTAAGACCGCGGATCAATGATCTCGCCAGATCGGCGAGCTTGCTTCGTCGCGCCAGGATCTTTCTTATTTTCGATCATTGATCACTTCCGCGATGATGAACTCCTGGACGGCTTCACCGGGATCACGCTCTGTCGCGGCTTCTTCGAGCGCGAAGGCGGCGGCGTGCGCAACGATGTCGATCTCGCGATCGGTCAAGCCGTGATGCGTGAACATTGCGAGTGTCTTCAGCACGACGAAGCGGATCTTCTGAGCTCGTTGGATCTCGGCCGGGGAAAGGCGATCGAGTAAGCTCATGCGCGCTTCGTGTCCTGTTCTTCTTTCGCGGCGCGAAGTGCCTCTGTCCACTGTCGCATGCAATAGACCAGGAACTTCGTCGCGCCGTCTTTGCCGAGTAGCTCGATCCATTCATCCCAAAACTCTTCGAGCACTCCGGCTTGCTCGGAGTCGGTCGTCACGATCCAGCGGGAGAGCTTGATCGCGTTCGCTTTCCTTGTTGCGGAGATGTCGCGTAGGAACTGCCGTTGCTCAGCGGTGAACATTGACGACCATGCCTTTCATGTGGTCGGCGAGGAACTCACCGAGCACGCCGCGGAAGAAGGGACGGCCGGGCTCATAGGTCGGATGCTTCACGATGCAGATCTCGCAGATGTGCTTCATCCCGCGAGAGTCCATCGACGTAGATGCCCATCTGAATTTGCCGTGCAGGTAGTGCAGGGCTTTGATCCGCGACTTGCCGGTGACTTCCGCCATTGCGTGACAACACGAACACTCGAACTCGTAGATCGTTTCCCTCATGCTTGCACTCTGGTCTTCCCATCTTCATCGAAGAGTGTGTCGTCGATGCGCTTCAGCCCGATGATTTGGCCGTTCGCGATGAAGCACTCGATCGTGTGACCGCCGTCGGCGACGGCGTCAAAGAAGCCGAAGAGCGTCTTCCGATAGCAGCGGAAGTGCCAGCGGTTTATATTGGCTTCGATGTACGGCGCGTTATTCTGCGCGGTGCCGTGCAAGACGCGATGAAGCGTGCCGGTGACGAGCTCGCCGCCGAGCTCCTTCATGGTCTTCGACTTCTTCTCCTTCTTTCCCTTTGGCGGCTCGGTCTCACCTTTCGGCCAGATGTCTTTCGTCTTCGGATTCTGAGGCTCTGGCTTCACGTCGATCACCTTACTCTCTCGGAATTTGCGATCGGCTTCTTCGACCTTGCGAAGTTGCGCTTCACCTTCGGCCGACCGGTTCCCGGCCGATCGAGCATTCTCGTCGAGAGCTGGCCGAGCTTCAACTTCAGATCCATCCGGCCGCTTGCCGCCGATCGTGAACTTTCGACCTTGCGGCGTCTCTTCGCTCCTGGCACGATCGAGCTCGGCATCAACGTAAATGTTATTCAAACCAGGGAAGCGTTCACGAGTTGCCTTTCCTTTCGTGCATTTCGACAGTTGATTGCGCGGAGAATTACGCCAGAACTTCAGCCGCTCGTCGGTCTTTAGATCGCCATAGGGAATCACTTCATCCCAATACACCATTGCCCATGACTTCGTACCGTCTTTCATCTGCACTGCGAGCGTGCAAGAGTCGGGGATCGGCTGATTCGAGACCGGCGTCATGCGGCCGCTAAACTCGAACTCTGGCTTCGTGAAGCCGTTGAACTCGTGCGGATATTCCCGCGCAGCGATCGCCACATATCCGCCGATGCCGGTGAGGATGACCATCTGCCGTTTGTGGGGATTGTCTTTGTTGAACACGAGACAATAGATCTCTTTTTTGAAGGGATCGAGCCGCGAGCTCTTCGCGATGCGCATGAAGATCGAGAACTCTTGATCGTTGGCATCCTTCGCGCAGAGACTACGGATCAACTCAACTTCGGTCTTCGTCGGCTCCATGAGTTGACCGCGGCGGTATACCGTGACGGCTTGCGTCGCCGGTGCCGGTGCGGGCTTCTTGTGCTTCTGGCGTTTAATCGGCCGCTGTTTTTGTTCAACGTGACGCCGCTTCTGTTTAGCTTTCATTGGAGCTTCTCCGATCCGAGCTTCATCCGTGCCATTGCGAAGGCTTTGTGATTCTGTTCGAACTTCGCGACGTCCTTGTCGAGCGTCTCGCAAAGGCTCTCGGTCTCGACCGCGGCGAACTCTTCACCGGTAATGTACTCGTGAAGCGCGATCGCGCCGAAGTAGAAGAGATCCCGATCGTGCTGCGCATGCTTCTCGCAACAATCATTGAACGTGCCGGGATGCTTCGCCTTAAACTGCTCCCACATCTCCGCGATTGTCTTGATCGGCATTCGGTTTTTCCTCTTTCACGCAAGCGTACTTCGGCTTGATCTCCCGCAAGAAGAAGGAACCTTGTGACTTGGCCGTCAGGAAGTCGTCGACGATGTTTTGAGGAACGGGCTTGTAGTGATAATGCGGCGACGGCTCCTGACCTTCACGTCTTGCGAATGTGATCGTCAGCGTTTGCGTCGAAGCATCATACGAGTATGCGGCCAAAAGGGAAGAGCTAACTTTCGTCAAATCGATCATGAGTGAGACTCCTTTAGAATGAGGTGCTGTTACTCGCTTCTATACCGGGGAAGAGGGACTTCATTTTGTCGGTGTCGCGCAGATCCGCGGCGATGGCGTCGAGCTCCGAATCACTCACGACAATAAAGCGCAGCATGGACATATCGCCTTTGCTGTAGCGCGCCACAAACTCTTTGATGAAGGCCAGGCGATCGACACACTTCGCGTGATAGTAGGTCCGGCCGCCGGTCTTCGTCTTCTCGATCTCCACTTCCGGCGGATGCGCGAGAGCTTCTTCGTACTCCGCACCGAGCTTTTGCAATCCGATGTCGCGGGTTTTCTTGTCGATCTCTCCGGCTTTGAACTGACGCTTCAGCTCGGCCGCGGCGAGATCCTTCGTCGCTTTGGCGGCCGCGGCGTTTTGTCGATCGACTTGTTCCTGCAGTTGCTTCTTCTCGTTCGCGGCGCGGGCATCGTCGGCGCGCTTCCAAGCTTCCAGCTTCGGATCGATGATCCCCTTGACCTGCTCGGCGCGATTCTTAATGACGTTATAGGCTTGCTGGACGATGTCGACGTATTTTCGCAACGGCTGTTTGTACTTGTCGCAGATCTCTTCGGCTTCTTTGACGAGCTCTTTGCGCCGCTTCACATCCGCGGCTTTGGCATCGAAGTCGGCTCTCGTGATGATCTTCGCGTCGCGGGCTCGCATATCTATCGCGATGATCTCTTCGAGGATCTTCGTCAACGGACCTTCGATGACGACATTGAACTTCGGAAGTTGCTGGATCTCTTCCCGCTTCGGCACGGCCGCGGGCAAACTGGACAAGACTACAGCGAAAGGATTCTCTGGAGTCGTCATTTTCGGGTCACTCCGTTCATGGTATATACCACGACTACGCGCTTTTAGAAACGGGCTTTTTAAGGGTATAGCCGTGCCGGGCAAAGACGAGCCCAAAACGTTCCGCGCAGCGGTTTGTGCAAAACAGCTCTTCTATTCCATAGTGGCCGTCGAAGGTGCGCGTGACCGGTCTGCTTCCGAGCTGACCTTGCCAATCATTGTGCATGTGCGGCCGGAGCGGTCTATCGCAGTACTTACACTTCGGCCGGTCTTTGACTGCCAGCGGCTTCGGTCCAACGATCGGTGCAAGTCTGCTCATAGTTCGATCTCTCTTAAGATCCAACGCTTTCGCTCACCCCGTGCGCCGCCGTATCTCCATCCATGCAAAAAGACCTTGTTCCCGGCGTTCTTCCACTTCAGGAAAGCGATGCGCACCGGATTCGGCTTCGTCTCGCC